GGCTTTAGATGTGGCAATACAGGCACTTGAAAAAGTAGAACAGTACCGAGCAATCGGCACACCGGAAGAATGTCGGGCGGCGGCGGTTAAGCAGACGGCAAAGAAACCTATATTTAACCATAACCTTAGTGATACTCTTTCTATATTCCATTGTGAATGCGGAAACAAAATTAAAGTCAGTCACGATATAGGGATAATGAATAACAACAATGCGCCAAATTACTGTAGCAAGTGCGGTTGCAGGTTTGATTGGAGTGATGAAGAATGATGTTTCAATCGTACATAAATTTCTTTCTACTAATACTTATAGCCGTTAGGTTAGATATTCTAACAGAATTTGGAGTTAATCTTTTTTGCATTCTGTCAGTTGTAGGGATGATTGGACATGAGATTTTTGATTATTTGAAAAAAGGAGATGGAAAGCGATGGGACTGATTGGCGCAGACGCACTAAAAGAATATTGCATGAATGCGAGTAAATCTGATGATGATTTTAGGAGAGTAAGTTTGGCAACATTGGCAAGCGTGATAGATGCACAGCCGACCGCCTACGATGTGGACAAGGTTGTGGAACAGTTGGAGGAATATCGCGAAGAGATGGAGCAGTTTAAGTGTGGCGGAATGTTGTCAGATATGATCGAGGTTGTAAAGGCAGGTGGGGTCGAGTGACAAGCACAGAATTATGCAAAATGTGTACAGAGTATTCCATTCACTCAAAATGTGAGTACAGAAAAACGTGTAAATTACAGAAGATTTTGAAAGAAAACAAAGATCTGAAAGCAAAAAATAGAGAACTTAAAGCGAAAGTTGAAGAGTTAGAATTTGAAAAATCATGGCATGATTCTCCGGACATGATGGGAAAGTGAGGTGGAGTAGATGGTTAATTTTGACAGATTTGACTTTCTGGTTGATACACAAGATGTATATATTCTCCCGACAATTAGGATAAGCACACAGCATGAAATGATTGATAAAAATTTCAACATTCAGATTCATTTTGCAGTATTTCATTTTAGATGGAGGTGGGTGAATGGCAATTAAACCGATTTTATTCAATACAGAAATTTTTGAGCGGTGTGAGAAACCGGAAGGAGTGTGAAAACATGGGGAAAAGCAGAGCTAGTAAAATGAACGGCTATCGTAGCATGGTAAGCCGGCAGAAAAATGATGTTTTTAAGTTTAAGTCTAAGAAGAAAAAGAAAGGGTGATACAGAATGAAGATTTTAAGAAAGAAGAAATACAACAAACTCATTGAAGATCTTGAGGAATCGCAGAAAAAGGTCGAGGAACTCAAAAGGATAAACGAGAGTATCGGGAAAAAGATGGAAGATAAAAAGACAAATTGCAAGGCAAATGTTGGAAAAGATTTTTGTAATGTTTGCAAAAATTCTTACAGTTATAAGAACAATAATGGGCTTATTGCCGTTAACTGTGTAGGTTGCTTGCTGTGTCTTGCGAGGATTTTAAGAAAAAAGAAAGTAGGTGATTCAAAGTGAGTAACAATGCAAAGATAGTAATAGCACAGGCTTTAATGATGAGAATTAAAGATTATGCAGAAAGAGCCTTGGATAAAAAAGATGTAACACTTGATATGGCTATGGTTGAAATACGCGATACAGTTGACGCTTATGACGAGTATTTTCAGACAGGCAGAAAGCCACAGTAAATAACTAAAATCAAAGAAAGGAATAGGTTGTCGCGACATAAAACCGAGGTTTCCTTTTGGTAAGAGAAAATGTTAGATTTTGGATATTACAACATGGATTGTATGCAAGGAATGAAAGAATTTCCCGACAAATATTTTGACCTTGCGATTGTTGATGTGCCTTATGGAATTGGCGAAAGCGGCGGTAAAAACAAGAGCAGGGGTAAATTAGCAAAGCCTACTGATTATAAGGATTATATTGGAAATGATAGTAAGCCCCCGAATAAAGATTATTTTGGGGAATTATTCAGAGTATCAAAAAACCAAATTATATGGGGTGCAAATCATTTTATAAGCAAAATTCCATACGATAGCAGTTGTTGGATTGTTTGGGATAAAGTAAATGGAAACACAGATTTTGCAGATTGTGAACTTGCGTGGACTTCGTTTGATACTGCAGTAAGAAAAATATCATTTATGTGGAATGGAATGTTACAGGGAAAGAGTATTTCAGAAGGTCATTTAATGCAAGGCGACAAAAGTAAAAACGAGAAAAGAATACATCCAAATCAAAAGCCGGTTGCATTGTACGAATGGATTTTAAGCAGATATGCAAAGCCTAATGACATTATCCTTGATACTCATGTAGGCAGTGCGAGTAGCTTGATAGCTTGCTATAACACAAATCATAAATTTGTAGGGTTTGAGCTTGACGAATACTATTACAAGGTATCAAAGCAGAGGTTAGATACCGAAATGGCACAAATGAGATTGAGTGATTTTATAGGAGATACAGTATGATAGTACATTGTTTATTTGAACAGTCAGGAACATTCAAGAATGCTTTCAAGAAGTATGGTATTGAAGCCTACGACTATGATATTCAGAACGAATTTGGCGAAACAGACTATGTTACTGATCTTTTTAAAGAGATTGAGGGGGGGGTATCAAGGTAAACCGAGTTTATTCGATAGGATAAGTCCAGAGGATTTGATATTTGCATTTTTCCCTTGCACTTATTTTGAATGTCAAAGTCAATTATGGTTTTCTGGTAATAATTATTCACAAAGAAATTGGAGTTTGGAAAAGAAATGCGAAAGTGCAATAGAAAGGCACGATGCATTGAATGAATTTTACGGATTACTTAATAAATTAGTCATAAATTGTATAAGGCGAAAAATAAGATTAGTTATAGAAAATCCGTATAATCAACCACATTATCTTACATCGTATTGGTGCTTAAAGCCTGACCTAATAGACAAAGATAGAACACAAAATGGAGATTACTATAAAAAGCCGACACAATATTGGTTTGTGAATTTTAAACCAAAAAACAATCTCGTATTTGAAACTATTGATTATGTAAAAACGAAAATAATAGAAAAAAGTAGGGTAAATGACGATGGACTATCAGTTAAAACACAAAGGTCAATGATACACCCACAGTATGCAGATAGATTTATCAGGCAATATATTCTTGATGAAGAAATATGGAGAAATCAATAGTTATCAGATTTCAAACATTAAAAAATTAAATATCAACCAATAAAATAAGGAGAAATGGCTTATGAAATTTACAAAATTCATTAAGCCAGAACTTGAACAAATCAAAGAAAATGCCAATTTCACGGAAGAAGAGGAGAGGATTTTCTCTCTTCTCTGCCGTGGTTTTTCACAAAAGCAAATATCCACAAAAGAAAACCTATCACTAAGAACGATAGAGTACAGAGTGAGAGATATAAAAGATAAAATAGAAAGAACGGGGGTATTTGATTGGATGAAAAAGAACTGTTGAAATATGCCGTTGATAGTGGTATTCTCGACATAGCACTTGTGCAAGAACAAGTTGAAATGAACAAAAGAGAAAAGATACTAAAGAAACACCCATATGATATATGGGAAGGGAAAGATGGGTATTGGAGAACCTATATTTCATGCAAGGAGAAAGGGAGAAAGCTACTTAAGAAAAAAGATAGGGTCGATATTGAAAATGAGGTTATCGATTATTTACAGATTCAAGAAGAAAATCCAACCATTGATGAAGTGTTTGAAGAGTGGAACGACAGGCGGTTGGCACTGAACAAGATTGGAAATGCAACGCACCAAAGGAATCGCAACTTTTATCAAAGGCACTTTAAACAAATGGGTAAAAGGCGCATAAAATCAATATCGGAAGATGAATGGGGAGATTTCCTTGAAGAGCAGATTCCGAAGTTTAACTTGACGGCAAAGGCGTTTTCCGGACTAAAAGGGATAACCAAAGGGTTTCTGAAACGAGCCAAAAAGCGGAAGTTGATTGATTTTAATGTTGAAGAATTGTTTGAGGAGCTTGATACATCTGATTCCGATTTCAAACGAACGATCAAGGAAGATTACGAAGAGGTTTTTGACGAGAATGAAACTGATATTATGATTAAATATTTGGAATGCAACCTTGATTTATCAAACATAGCAATACTTCTAATGTTCGTGACCGGAATGAGAATAGGAGAGGTTGTGTGCCTAAAACATGATGATTTTGACGGTAATACGGTCAAGGTTCGGCGAACCGAAACAAGGTATCGTGGAGAGGATGATGCAAAATATACGGTTGCGATAAAGGATTTCCCAAAGACGAGAGCTGGGGCAAGAACAATTATCATCCCAAAGGACTACGAGTGGTTGTGTGATAGGATCAGAAAAACGAATCCATTTGAAGAATTTGTGTTCATTAAAGAAAATGGAGAGCGCTTGAATGCGAATTGTGTAAGAATGCGATTACAGAGATTGTGCGATAAGTTAGGAATCTATCGAAAGTCTCCACATAAGATCCGAAAGACATACGGAACCATCCTTCTTGACAACAATATTGACGAGCGGTTGATCCTTGGTCAGATGGGGCACGCAAGCCTAGGAACTACAGAGGAACACTACCACAGGAACCGCAGATCTATCGAGAAAAAGTCAGATATTTTAAGTAGTATACCAGACTTCAAAGCACGAACAAGTTAGTCGTTTGATTACTATTTTGAAAAAAGTAATCAAAAGTAATCAAAGTAAAAACGCTACAAGCCGCATAAACACTGAAAAGTTGATGCTTTGTGCAGGGGTTCGAATCCCCTTATTGGCTTTCAGAAAACCGCATAAAATCAAGGTTTTCTATAGATTAGGGGAAAGAGAGTAATCAAAAAGTAATCAAAAGGTAATCAAAAAAGGCTCGGAAGCCTTGATTATACTAAAGAAAGGAGTTTCTTGTACAAGTGCTAAAAGTTAATTGAATATGATTACTATGGAAGTTTGGACGCATTGAGCGTCTTTTTTTTATGCGGTTTTTCTGCTTATTTTTTGCGGAAGAACCGTATTTTTTTATGCAAAAATATAAGCATAGGAGGGATGCGGAATGTTATTTACAGATGAAATTCTTGAAAAAATCTTAACAAGAGAAGATGTGTCAAAGGTTCCGCTTGTGTATCAGTCAGCAATGATTCACGCAATCAAGGAAGTATTGGAGGAAGAGAATGTATCAGATGCAAAATCAGAATATGGCATTTAACCCAAACCCAAGCTATGCCGCATATCAGTACAACCCAATGCAGAGGTTTCAACAGCCAGAGCCACAGATTCCGCAGATGCAACCACAGTTTCTTGGAATCCAAGGAAAAGTAGTGCAGTCGGAATCAGCGATCATGGCGAATGATGTGCCTATGGATGGAAGCGTTGCGTTTTTCCCAATGCAGGATATGAGCGCAATCGTAGCAAAACAATGGGATGCCAATGGAACAATCAGAAAGACCGTTTACAAGCCTTTTAATGAACAGATGGCGGATTCTTCAAGTGACGATAAAAGAATCGAAATAGGGCTATCTGACGATGCGACAAAGGCTATTACTGACAAATTAGATTGCTTGTTTGGAAAGATGGAAGAGTTGGAAGATAAGCTATCTTCGCAAACGCAAAGAAAATCTTCACGAACACAAAAGGAGAGTGAGTCTTAATGAATCCTATGCAAATGTTACAAGGTATGAGAAACCCACAGCAGTTTTTACAACAAATGATGGGGAATAAAAGCGTAATGAACAACCCTATGGCTCGTAATGCTATGCAGATGGCACAAAAGGGAGATTCCAAGGGCATCGAACAGATGGCTAGGAATTTGTGCAAAGAAAAGGGAATTGACGCAGACAAGGCTTTTGAGTCGTTTAAAAGCCAATTAGGAATGTGATACTAATTCTTGCAAGATTATGTATATAAAAAATGAATTATGGAGGTAAATTCTATGTTTAACACAGGTAATTGTGCATCCGTTCCGCTTGTCGCGAACATTGACGGAAACGGAAATAACAACGGATGGGGCGCAGAAGGCTCATGGTTATGGTTCATTATCGTTATCTTCGCTATCTTCGGATGGGGTGGATTCGGTAACGGATTCGGAGGAAACGGAATGAATGGTGGTGTCGGAAGCGAAATCCAGCGCGGATTTGATAATCAGGCGGTTGTGTCAAAACTTGACGGCATTACAAACGGACTTTGTGACGGATTCTATGCAGTGCAAACCGGCATGAACGGCATCAACACAAACATTTTGCAGACCGGATTCGGCATTCAGCAGGCTATCAACGCTGATACAGTCGCTAATATGCAGAATACAAACGCATTACAGTCACAGCTTGCTAACTGCTGCTGCGAAACAAGAGAAGCTATCCAAGGTGTAAACTACAACATGGCAACTAACACTTGCGCTTTGCAGAACACCATGAACAGCAACACGAGAGACATTATCGACAGTCAGAATGCAGGAACACGCGCTATCCTTGATTATCTCTGCAATGAGAAAATTTCTAGCTTACAGGCAGAAAATAACGACCTTCGCAGAGCAGCTTCACAGGATCGTCAGAGTGCACTGCTTACAACTCAGATGGCGGCTCAGACACAGCAGATTATCAATGCAGTAAATCCGGCTGCAATCCCGGCATATGTCGTACCTAACCCAAATGCTTATGCATATGGATGTGGATGCAACGCCGGTTGTAACTGCTAAAACTAAATAATTGAGTATCTTAATTGAGTTTAACTCAATCATGTCTGCTATGCAGTATTACTTATAACCAAAGGGCAGACTATAATGTTTGCCCTTATTTTTATGAAAGAGAGGTAAAAATAATGGAAATAACAGGAATTGCATTACAAACCGTTGCTGCTGGAGAAGATGTGGCATTCACAGAAACAGCAGTAAACGGAACAAAATGTATCGTACACAGACAGGGAAGTGGAATTATCAAGCTAAGAGGTATCACAAATCAGTGCAAGGCTAGATTCCTTGTGTCGTATTCCGGCAACATTCAGGTCCCGACAGGCGGAACAGTTGGAGAGATTTCACTTGCAATCGCGGTTGATGGAGAGCCTTTGCAGTCAACAAAGATGATCGTAACGCCAGCCGCAGTTGAGAATTTCTTTAATGTATCGGCGCAGGCATACGTTGATGTGCCTTGCGGTTGTTGCAGTACCGTAGCCGTGCAGAATACGTCCACACAGGCTATTGAAGTACAGAACAGTAATTTGATTGCAGTAAGGGAGGCTTGATATTATGCATAAGTTTGCGAAACAGATTATGGATTGTGTGAAAGCCCACGTTGACGGCATCGGAATTGAGAATTTTGAGGGTCAAAACCTTGATGATCTCAAGGATTGGACAGAAATTGCGAAGAACATCGTATGCTTTGACAAGGACTATAACATTGTTGAAGCCATGAAAAAGTCTGAAGATGAAGAAATCATGCGCATGGTGGAAGAATTTGGGGATTATCCGGGAAGAAGATACTACAATGAGTACCGGTACTCAAACGGAAGATTTGCACCGAAAGGACGTGGAACACGCAGAGGATATGTGGAACCGCCATATTATCATCAGATGCCGGAAGATTACCACGAATGGGAGAGTATGCCGGAATACGACCGAATGAGAGACCTTGACAGAATGAGTATGGGAAAGATGTATTATTCAGGGCCTATGAGCGGAAATAACGGCATGGGTACCGGTACTCACGATGCAAGAGAGGGCAGAGCCGGTATGAGCCGGAGAAGCTACATGGAGACAAAGGAAATGCATAACGGAAATTCACCGGAAGATAAGGACGCAAAGATGAAAGAACTTGAAAAGTACATGAAATCTCTTTCGGAAGATGTGACAGAACTGTTTTCCGGTATGTCCCCAGAAGAGAAACAGTTGACCAAGACAAAGCTGACTACTCTTGTCACGAAAATGTAATGGAGAGGGCATTTTGCCCTCTTTGTTTGCGAGGTGGTAAATTGTTCACGATAAACAATGAAATATGGAATTTGGTCAAAGTATCGCGTTACAGCGATATGCTACAGAGAAGTGACGGAAGCAGAACGGTAGGCATGACCGACAGGGACACGAAAACGATATATCTTGCGGATGATCTACGCGGAAAATTCCTTGACCGTGTGTTATGCCACGAATTATGTCATGCGTTCTGTCTTTCGTATAATGTATACATGGATATTGATACAGAGGAAATTGTAGCAGACTTCTTGGCTACATACGGAAGAGAAGTATTTGAAATAGCAGACAGACTATTGATTGAACTTATGGAGGTTGCATAATAATGGATAAAATTTCAGAACTCTTACAGTACGTGCACCGGACGAATCCGGAAATGACTAGAGAAAGGCTGATAGAAGAGTTGAGCAAAAGTGATTATGCGGCGCGGTCTTTGATTTTTACGAAAGAAAATTTTTCCCGCGCGCCAAAAAATATTTCGTAATTTTTTTGTACCCCCCTGGGGTAGCGTTTTTGGGGTCAAGATTCCATTTTCACGGATTCCCCAAAACGTGCAATTATCTCAAGATGTGTAACTTTAATAGATTGATGCGGTGCGCCATGGTTTGAGGGGTGGTGCACCGCTAAACATAATCGTATATGGGTTATTGGGAATAATACATATACATTTAGAGGCTATCATAACAGAAACAACAAGTCAATAGCTTTCTTTGTAACCGTCGTCGCTGTAACTGCAGTATGTCTGCGTTGTATGCTCTGGCTCTTCTGTGATTGCGTTGTATGTTGTTTGCGTGATCTGCAACCAATCACCGCCGCGCTGTGCGGTTATTTTTAATCTTGGCGATTCCAGCCACTCGATACCATCAAATTTTGAATAGCTGCAAAGCTTGCCGGATGTCATCGGATAGCCAAGGGCAGACACCCGCCGCATGATCTCCCTTTTGCCGATATACTCATATTTTCCCATCTTTCCCACCTCCAGATGTTTCGCGCTCACTCATGCATATATCTTTGCATCCGTCGCGTGATAGCTGGTTTATAATTAACCATGCTTGCATATCTCCATACGCCACCCGGCGCAGAGTTTGCCCCTTAAAAGTTGCCTTAATATCATAGATCATAGGTTTATCCCTCCTTTTCTGTGTTTATTTGTCAATTTTCGCATGGAAACTAATTTCCATGTATTCCGCGCCGCCGGAATCGGACCGGAACACAACGCCACCAAGCACGCGAAAAGGGCGCGTATTACGCCGTTTTCGTTTCGTTATTGCAGAAATTCCGCCCCTAGGTCATGAACCTGCGCCCACAGCAGTGGGGGAGCGGGAGAGTACTAATATTTTTCTGGATTTGTAACTCTGTCAAAACCAAAGAAAAACTTTGCATTGCTTGCCCTGTTTGCCTTGTCCGCTGTAGCCTTGTCAATTTCGCAATATCCTATCACCTCGCGATTCCTCCATATAGCATACTTTTTCAATGGTTTCTTGTCATCAACTATAAGAAAATGCCTATTTTCAAAAAATAATGTTGTACCATATCCAGGCAAGAAAGCACTTTTGATTGTTTTGTCTATTATTTCCTTTTGGGTATAATCAACAATATAATTTGTTTTGTAATCGTTCGGTATTCTTTCCCATTCTTCCCTTGTTAAAATGTGTAAAACGCTTTTGCTTTCGTCTGATAACTGTATTTTTTTCATATAAATACCACCTTTCAATTTTATTATCCTCTTATGAGGTAAAAGCAAGCCGGGGAATCGAACCACGGAAAAGCCGGCATTGCTAATTATGCTAAGAGCTGCATAAGCTCCGCGCGTTTAGTCTGTATTAATTCCTTTGCTTTCATAAAATCAACAGCGCCGCCTGTCATATATTCGATATACCTTGCAGCGTTGATATATGCGTCAAATTCTGCCTTGTATGCCTCATCAAAGGCACTTTCAAGCTCTGCGTTTTCTGGCTCTTCTGTATATCTTGCCTCTGCTTCATCTGCGGCTTTTTCCAGTTGTTCCAACTTTTCCAATTTTTCAAGTAAAATCTTCATAAAATCAACCATCCTTTCATTGTGTGCCCTGTCTCATCGGTGCAGGTGGGGCAATTCCTGCAGACCGCCAAGCGGCGGTTTCGACTATTCGCAAATTCTGCGGAAAATTTCAATTGTAAGTTCTGCAGCAGCTCTTTTTCTGTCTGCTGTATAGCCTTTGCGCTTGCTTTTTAATGCTTTTTCTGCTTGTTCAAGGTTTCCAACTCCCCAAGATGCCGCTTTATCAAGTTTTTTCCATTCATCCGGTGCAACTTTTACGGCTTTAAGTGTTGCCGTGTTAATCTCGTAACTGTTTTTGTCTTCTGGGCGTAAATCTTCGCAAACCGGAATATATTCATGTGTTCCCATGTTTTCGCCGATATTCCAGACAAAAAAGCGAACCGGGATTTTTTCCACGATTTCAAAAGTGTCGTTTCTGTCACAAAGTGTAGAAGTGCTATAAATTTTGTTGTTATCAATTTTAAATTTTGTCATGTTGTTTTCCTCGATTTCTGTACTTTATTTGATACTTGTATTATATTAAATATAAGGCACAAAATCAATTGACATAATATACAAAATATAAGGCACAAAACATAATTTTGCTTGTGAAATATGTATAAGGCGCAAAACCGCATGAAACATTATATAAGGAAAGAAAACTTTTCCTTGACTTATAAGGCACAAAACATTATAATGATAGCAAACAGAGAAAGAGAGGTTCGAAGCATGGAACGTAAGACAACAGAAGCAACACGGCGCGCAATCTATAGATATGATGATAAGTTTGAGCGTGTTAATTGCAGATTTGCAAAAGGAACAAAGGATCGCATAGAAAAGCTTGGATACAAGAGCGCAAACGACTTTATTAAACTTGCAGTCGCGGAAAAGCTGGAGCATGACGAAAAAATCTTGAAATAAGGCACAAAAAACTATTGACATATAAGGCACAAAATGTTATAGTATAGACAGATCAAAGAAATAGATCAAAGGCGAAAGCCAAGAAAGGGGAACAACATATGAAGATCAAAGGAATCGGAACAATTAGCAAAGACAAAGCTATGGAGATCTTGACCCGAGAAGGACGCGAGGCTGTAAAAGCCGGAGAGATCACAGCAGAAGAGCTTGGCGAGATGTACAAGCTCGAAATGGTCAAGAAAGCATCCAAGATCGGACAGAACAGCGATACATTCCGGGAGTCTTACAAGTGGATTCCGGAAGAACTAAAAGAAGAGTTGATACCAGAACAGCTTGGGAAACTCGTAGATAACTTTTATGAGTGCTACGGAGCAGGGAAGAATGCATAAACAAAGCATAGGAGGAAATAAACATGAAAAGAAATGATTTCAAAAAGATTATAAAAATTAGAAGTCAGTGGCAATTTACAGGCGATAATTATAAGTTGCCAAGCGGTGATCCGATTTCCGTATATGTAAGAAAATTGGTTGAATCGCAGATGAATGTCGATAGCTTGGCAATATTGAAAAATGGGGATTTGTCTTTTGCGACCGGAGGAAAGTGGAACGACACAACAAAAGAGTTTGAAGGCTATGTGCTGATGCCAGCATTTCAGGAAAATGAGACTTGCGAGTTTGACGAAATGGAAAAACGTATTGACGCATTGGTTTACGAGCTGGTTCAGAAGCAATAAGAAAGAGAGGAAAGAAAAATGAAAAAAGAATGTAAAATGTTTAACGGAAAAACTTTAGAGGTTGGAGAAGAAATCAGATTCGCTGACTTGTGGCAGGTAGATGACGGAGACGAAGAAGAACTCCTTGATTCCGGCTGTGTGTGCGTAGGAAACAACGAGTATGGCGCACCTGTTATAGCTGGGTTTGAAATTGTAGACAAAGACGAGGAAAACTTAATAAATACGGTTGTAAAAGTTGTAGAACTGTACTAAAATCAAATATGATAAACCATAACATAAGATGTGCATAATCGTATAATAGCGGTTTTGCACATCTTTTTTATATTTGGAGGAAACCCATGGGAGAAAAACGAAAATATACAAAAGCGGAAGATCTTGTCGGGACAACTTACAAAGGCTTTAAAGTTTTGGATTGCAAAAGGGAAAACAGACGATCTTTTTTACAAGTAGAATGCCCTTATTGCAAAAAAATTAAATGGATTCGCAAAGATCAACTTGACGATCCACACCGCAAGGGATGCGGATGTTTAATGGCAAAGACACAATTTAAGCAAAAGGATTTAGCAAGAGAAAGATTTGGGCGGCTGGAAGTAATAAAGGCAACCAGCGAGCGCGATCCACACAATGGATCTGTTATATGGCTATGTCGGTGCGACTGCGGAAAGTTTAAAAAAGTATCTGCCAGCTCTTTAAAAAACGGAGGCGTAGCAAGCTGTGGGTGCCTTGGCAGGGAAAATAGTTCAAAAAATGGGAAGATTTACGGCAAAAAAATAGTAGATAATTATTGCATTGCCGGAACAAATGTAAATAATTTAACCGCAAAAATTCCAAAAAACAATAAATCTGGTCATAAGGGTGTGCATTGGAATGCAAACAAGGGCAGATGGATAGCGCAAATTGAATTTATGGGAAAACATTATAATTTAGGGAGTTTCCAAGAGAAAGAAGATGCGATAAAAGTAAGAGAGGAAGCAGAAAAGAAAATGTTTGGCAATTTTCTGGAGTGGTACGCGGAAACGTTCCCGAACGCAAAGAAAAATATTAAAGACAGAGAAAAAGCGAGTGGGAAAGATTAAGCATCTGACCCACTCGTTTTCATTATTCGAAATGCTATTGTTTCAATCCGTGGCCGCCGGAATCGCTGGCGGCACCGCATCGGCAAGCATCCATGCCGTGCGACTTGTCTATACTCTATCATCAGATCGGACAAAATGCAAGTAAATATTTTCAAACAAAGGGTAGCTTTTCCGGCTGCCTTTTCTTTTTGCCATATCCAAAATCGACAACGCGTCCGGGCATATCTTACAAAATCTCTGAAAAACTGTAAACAATCTATAAAACTTTTCTTAAATTTTTATAAACAAGGCTAGGTTTGTCAGGTCTTTGATAAGTCCCAAAATGATAGAATAGTATCAGTTTTGTTGCAATGCAACATACTTGCAACACCAATGCAACAAAGTGCAACATTTTTGCAACGTAGATATAGAGTAAGAGATAGAGTATATTCTCTGTTGTTATATTTATATATATTATTAAGGGTTTAAAATACAGTATATACAAAACCTATAGATGTATTGTAAGTGTATAGACGCATGCGCGCAGTGTAAGTATATATACTCACTGTCTCTAAGTTGTGAAAACTTTTTATTGACTTTAAACCCAAAAATAGTGTATACCAAAAGCAGAGAGATTAACAGATTGGAGGTGTGAAATATATGCAGGATGTAGAAAACGTAGATATTACAAGACTTATAGTGGATCTGGGCACAGTACAAATATATACATCAACTGTACAAGATTTAATAGACAACGCTTGTATAGAATTTCACATTGACGATCTTTTAAAAGCTGGACAGAGACAGTGGAAAGCTGTTATGCAGTATGTTGGTATGCATCTATTCCCGGATACGAAAGTATTAAAGGACAAGAGTTTAAGTCCTCTTAACAATGGGACTATACCGACTAACTGTAATAGGTATGATAGAGAGGTATTATATAAACTCTGTGATTATTATATATACATCTCCAATGTGTACAGCAAGTTGGTGAGTACAGTAGCATTTAGTTATTTTTGTAATATACCTACTACAACATTTGACCTATGGAAAGACGAGGAATCAAGTTCGGTGGCTTTTAAGATTTGGCAAAAACTGCAACGATCTCGTAAGGATTGCATCCTAGATCGTGCATACGACTCCAATAGCCCGGTAGGCACTATGTTCGTAGGAAACAACGAGTTCGGCATGAATCAGCCGGGAATTGGCGATAATGCCACCCAGCGCAAGGCAATCACAGCGCAGGAGCTGCCAAGGCTGGACGAGAAAAAGGGCCAAGAATTGCACGCAATTGATACACAATTTGTCGGTGTGGCTGCAAATAATACAGTTTAAATTGTGTGTGATTATTCTACAATTCACAAATGCAGTAATACCAAGGGTTGCAGCGTTTTAACTATTCGTGAACTATTCGGAAAAGTGGAGTTAAGCGAATAGTTATACCTAGGGCATATAGAATTGTGCTAAGTGTTTGAGAATGATAAACAATTCTAGCAAAGCAAACGAACCAAGCAAAGTAGCACAAACAATGGTCCTGAATACATGGGGAGGGGGTCTGACAGAAAGTCCACCGGGCGGCTACTAAGTCCCTTAAATACCTCAAAAAATAAAAAGCCACTTACAACAACACCCATTGACTTTCACCGTAAATAGGCTATAATAAATTTATAACAATTCACTTTCACGTTGCGAATCGCAACTACATTTCCAAAAAAATTTTTAAAAATAAAAAGAGTGTTTCGGACAGGAGAATGATATATGACCGGAAATGAGTATCAGTCATTAGCCATGCGGACAAACGATCGCAAAGCAACAGACAGAATGCTTGAAAATATTTTAACGTGCGATATGAAATATCTTCTACAGCAAAATTTGATCGCAGAAGACGAACAGCATCTTGATTTTGGCGGAATCTTTAATGCTTGCCTTGGACTATCCGGTGAAGTTGGAGAATTTAACGACATAATCAAAAAATGGATTTTCCACGAGAAACAGCTTGATATTGACCACGCAAAGAAAGAAGTTGGCGATATTTGTTGGTATCTTGCAATGCTTTGCGAATCCTTCGGCTGGAGCCTTGATGAAATCATGCAAATGAACGTAGACAAACTTAAGGCACGTTATCCGGAAGGGTTTGACATTGAAAGAGCAAACCACAGGGCGGAGGGCGATGTGTAATGGCAAGCTGCAGCAATGAGTTGATGAAAACCGAGTATTCCGAAACCTTTGATGAAAAACGCAAAGGATTGATTGAACAGTCGTATTACAAATACGGACCGGCAAGAATGAACTTTTCTACCGGAAATGTGGATGCAATCGAAAGTTTGAAAATGAATCTTTCCAAGTTTGAAGAGACCGGGAATCTTGAATATCTGTGCGACGTTGCAAATTATGCCATGTTCCGGTTCATGTTTCCGCAACAGGGAGAATATTTCAAACATACGAATTCTGATGAATCTGCTGGACTTTTCGGTATGAGCGTAAATGAAATGGAACGATTCAAACAGGAACACAGCTTTGAGGATGGGAGATATTGATATGATTTTAAATATAATCGCAACAGCGACAGATGTCCTCGTAATATTGGGGCTTATGGGAGGACAGGTAAAACAAAAAGACAATTCAAACGCAATGGGGTATTTGCTTTCATATGCGATTTTTGCAATGAATATTATGACCATTTGGAGATAACAACATGACAATTTATGATCCAATATTTGGTATTTACTTTCTGCCGCCAATTTTGAGCGTGGTCGAAAGAATACATATAACAAAATCAAAGGAACCGGACAGCACCGGAGATTTACTCAATCTGGATAGTGACGCCGAGCACCAGAGCGAGAAATCGGAGCATCCGGTATAGCTTAAGTCCGCAAATGATAATTCTCTGCTGAATAATTGATCTATCGGCGTTAGGCTTTGAATTACGTTTGCGGACGAATGCAACATTGGGCTATCGCCAAGCGGTAAGGCACAGGATTTTGATTCCTGCATTCCGGGTTCGAATCCCGGTAGCCTAATTGGTTACATGTTGACGTTTCATGTAGCCACGTATGTTTTCCATACGTACTTGAACCATTGGCTGAGAGTTTCAGACATTGGGTTCTCCTTTCACCAACTAGGACGCTTTCTGTTAAGGGCGGTGCGAGACCGTCAGGTTGGTCTATATCATGCGTCTATCCAACGGCGCATGATCGTGTAACGCATAGCACGTAAAACATATTGCTAACCGTCTCGTGGCGGTTATGATCGGTTAGTCGAGCGGTAAGACACCACCCTTTCACGGTGGTAACACGAGTTCAAATCTCGTACCGGTCACTATATTGGGATTTAATTCAGTGGTAGAAGACACGGCTTATATCCGGGTTGTCGCGGGTTCGATTCCTGCAATCCCAACGACAGGGGTGAACCTTGCCGTAAGCGGTAGAAAGTCCGCATGAAATTGTACAAAAGTAGCGACAAAAGCAATTTCGAGTGTAGCGGTTTCGCTATAGCCGCTATATTTGCCGTGTGTCCGGTTGGTCGAGGGTGCTGTCTTGAAAACAGTCTGGATGTAAAAGTCTCTGGGGTTCAAATCCCTAACACGGCGTGCGTTGCTGAAGGATGCGACCAGTGGTTGCTATTGAGAAGCGAAAATTCTAGAAAGTAACTTTGTTGAGATAGTGACAAATCCTCTTGTTTTGGAAAGAAATGAAAAAGTTTGACCGTTTCAAGTTTCAAAAAATCGTGACAACTTTATGTGCGCTTGTCTGTTGGCCAGAATGAGGTCTCCAAAATCTCTAACGAAAGTTCGATTCTTTCCGGGCGTGCTTATCTTTATCTCCACTTAGTCGGGTACTACTGCAATAGTTCCGGTCGATGGGAGACTTATGGATGGTAGCGGTATAATTGGTAACAGAAAACCCTTCCGTGATTAGAAATTGCAGATTTGAAAGCGGTTGGCATGGTTTTGGCTGACAGGGTTCGATTCCCTGTGCCGCTATTCGATGATAAAAACATTATGGAATATTTATATCAAACAAAAGACACGGAATCTCACGAGGATTCCGATTTTTGCTATGATTGGGGGATGGAATATGGTTTTAAATTGTGTGAATTGCGGAGCACCAATCGAAACAGACAAAAAGGTGTGTCCTTATTGCAAAACTCCATATGACGTAAGCGGATTCAAGGCTGAAATAGGGGAAATGTTCGGAGAAATCACGATTGGTGGAAAAACAAGTAGAGTATATCTAGGAAATGTAGAACGCAAACAGCTATTAATCGAACCATATTATGATGCAGATGGTATTTTGCATCGTGAGATTCCAAAAACAATAAGAAAATTTACTTTGATTGAGGTGTAATATGTGTGATTTTTGCAATAATAAGCCCAGAGCGATAATTTCATATATAAAACAGAAGATTGATGTAATTGAAATTGTTACTGCTGGAATAGAAGGTGGTAATACTTTAAAAGTTATAGGAACTTTACAAAGTTCATATTTTGTAGGTGCCATTCCTTTGAAAGCGGAAGCAAAAATATCTTATTGCCCTATCTGCGGCAGAAAGTTGGTGGAAGAATGAATAAATTATTACAAAATATACTTTTTCAGAAACCTACAGATTGTAAATATTGCGGAATGTTAAGTTGCGGAATGCTTGGCGCGACTTACACATGCGTGAATGAGAAAAGCAATTGTTATTTTGTTTACCCAGTTATATGCCCTAAAGAGTGTACATTTTATGAAAAAGACACGGACTCCCAATGTTAAAACGCTATTCAAACAACACAGAATGGCCAATAACGGATTTTTATTTGATAAGTGAGGGTTTTTATATGAAACATCAAAAAGAATGGCGCGCTTGCGATAGATGTGGTGCTGAAATTGAAAAAGGCATACTGTGCGGAAATTTGATTACACAGAACAGCACTTTTAATACTGTATACGACTTGTGCCCTAAGTGTATGGAAGATTTTGAGGAGTTTATGAGAAATGACAGTTAATATGGGAACCCAAACCTATGAAATGAGCCGAAAGCAGACAAAAGCTATCCTTGGAACGGCTAAGAAACTTGCAAATTGCAACATATACGGCATCGAAAAAGGCAATGTGGTGATTATGCTGAATGAAAAGTATGAGGACGATATGAGCCTTAAAAAAGCCGTAGAGGAGTATAAAAAGAAAGGGTTCAAGGTGCATTGGAAATGAAAATAATCAAAGAAGGCAGCCTTAGGTACGAAAGAAAACCTTTAAAGTTTGAGTGTAAGAATTGCAAAACCGTTTTTGAAGCGGAAAAGACTGAATATGAATATTGTGGAGATCAAAGGGAAGGCGATAACTACAAGTGTGAATGCCCATTGTGCCACAAAATGGTATATTACAATTAAAAGACAACCGGCTAACAAATGGAGTAGTCGCTACCCTAAAACAGTTATAGGCAGAGGTCAAGGCACTTCTGCTTTTTGCGGAGGTGCTTTTTATTTGGCTTCAAAGCAGTTAATCAATGCAGTAAATGGATATGAAAATTACATACAGAGAAAAGGCGTTGATGAACAGGTAATAGATGCCCTTTTGAAAGCGTGCAATGTGGCAATTCGGACGGAAAAAGACGTTGACTACGGATTGGCTATAACAGAAAGAACAAAGTCTTTAATCAACGAATATACGCAGAAAAACGCGGGCGGTAGCATATGGGAACTTGAACGATATGCGCAGAATCATGACATTAAAGGCGGATACAAACTTGTGGATCAGTTCTATGAAGTCTTGCGGTTAGAGAGCTTTTATCGTTTCGAGAGCTTCATCTACTTTATGGAGCGCAAAAGAAATTGGAGTAAACGGTTTTATTATCCACGCCGCAAGACGCTGAATATAGTCGCCCACGATCTTGAAGATTTGGAAAACCGGAAGATTAAATTTTACGGATTGTCAATGCCATCGCGTGTCGGTAAATCGACTATCTGTATTTTCTTCCTTGCGTGGGTAGCTTTGCGCAGACCAAACAGTCATAGTGCTATGGGCGGTCACTCCGGTATTTTGGCAAAAGGATTTTACAAAGAACTGATGAATCTTTTTACCACGGAAGAATATACGTTTGCTGAACTTTTTACTTATTGGCATCCGGAATATGCAAACACAACACTTCCGACAGACAAGAGCGCGGATGAATTTACGATCACGCTTGGAGATCCGGACAGATTCGCAACCGTAACGTGCCGTGGTATTGATGGAACATGGACAGGAGCGGTCGATGTTTCAGAAGACGGATATTTATATGTCGATGACTTGGTTCGTGATCGTGAACATTCATTAAGTCCTACTCGAATGAAAAACACATACCAAGAGTACCTAAACAAGATGGTTGACCGTAAAAATGACGGTGCAAGGGAATTGATGGTCGGTACTCTTTGGAATGTTTTAGATCCATTGGAGCGCATGAGAAAGCAATATGAGCATGATCCACAATACCGATTCCGTAAGATTCCGGCACTTAATGAAAATGACGAAAGCAATTTTGCGTATGAAATCAAAGGATTTTCCACGGAATACTATCGGGATATGCGCGATAAGCTTGATAATGCCGAATGGATGGCTAAGTTTATGCAGCAACCATATGTCCGCGAGGGATTGCTTTATACTGATTTGAGACTATTTAACGGAATCCTACCGGACGGAGATTTCCGGCGCATCGGAGTTGTGGATGTCGCCTGGGGTGGCGGCGATAGCTTGTCAATGCCGATTGGGGCAGAATATGAAAACGGTGATGTTTATATTTACGATTGGGTATTCAACAAAGGCCCGAAAGAGGTAACAATCCCTCTTGTTGTTGGACGAATTATCGGGAATGAGATTAGGCAGACAAGATTTGAGGGAAATACCGGAGGAGATCTGTATTGCAAATATGTAGATGAAAAGTTGCAGGCGCAGGACTATAAATGCTCGTGCACAAGCAGAAAAGCACCAAACAATGTTGAAAAGTTATCGAAGATCATAGCATATTCCGGTGATGTTAAAAGAAAATTCATATTTCTTGATACGCACCGACCTACGCAGGAACAAATGAAGAAAGATTCAGATCTTGGAGTAACAAGATATTACAGAAATGACGAATATCAAGCGGCTATGGATGAACTCTCTATGTTTGTAAGTATTGGCGGTAATGACCACGACGATGCAGCAGACGGTTTAACTCAGCTTGAAATGTTTATAGAAAACCCAAACAATACCGCAAAAGTAGAAGCGGCAGTACACCCATTTAGGAGGTATTTTTAATGACAACGAATGAATATCTTTCTCAAATCGAGAGACTAGACCATACGATTGCAAATAAGCTGGAAGAAATCAAGAAGTTATCCGATATGGCAACTTCCATATCCATATCTCCGAAAGAGGTGGATGTGCAATCATCCGGCAATCCTGACAAAATGGGGAGCGCGGTATCGAAGATTGTTGATTTGCAGAATGAGATTCAGACACTTGTAGATGAATTGGTTAATAAAAGACGAATTATCATATCGCAAATTGACAGCATGGATAATACAGATGTGTATATCGTGCTTTCATCACACTACGTTAATGGAAAAGATTGGAACTTGATTTCCGTTGAGATGAAATATTCCTACAGGAACATTATGAAACTTAGAAAAAAAGCATTGCGGGAGTTTGAAAGACGTTATGGACAGCTTTATTCTGAAAAGAGTGCATAAAAGTACACAATAGTTCACATTCTTTCACAACATTTCCTAAAACTTGCATGGTATACTAAAAGAGTAGAAAAACAAAATCCTACAACCCCAAAAGCATATAACCCGTAAAAGGCACTGTCAGAAATGGCGGTGCCTTTTTTGTAAGAAAGAGGTTGCTATGAAAAAAGTAACTATATATTGCCCGGATTGCGGAAGAATTGCCGGACATTACGATGGAAGATCTACGATAGATCATCCGTGTAAATGTAAAAAATGCAATCATATTGTGATTTATCGCGTGGCAACAGGCAAAGTTGAAACAAAGCCGATACCAAAACGCGCTTGCAGTAGTGGAGTTTTATTTATATGAATACACAATATTTTCATGACCTTGTAAAAGGCAGATACGGAAGAAAAATTGCATATGCTAACGTAGAACAGATTACGGCAGACAATATCAAAAAAGTTGTCGGAAACTGCATTGGTGCATTTTATTTCAACAAGACGGTCATTCGGTATCTGTGGAACTATTACAAGGGCGATCAGCCTGTATTGTACCGAACAAAGATACAGAATGCGGATATAACCAATAAGGTGTCTGAAAACCATGCCTATGAGATTGTTCAATTCAAGGTTGGCCAGACTTACGGTGAGCCAATTCAGCTTATCAGTAGGAAAGACGATGATCGTATAAACAATGCGGTTGATGAATTTAACGATTATCTTACCGATGCTAATAAGCAGGAAAAGGACATTAAGGCAGGAGAGTGGCAATCGGCAACCGGAACGTCATTTAAGGCGGTGCAGTTTGCAAATGGAGATATACCATTTAGAATTGTCGCACCAACACCAATGAATACATTTGTTATTTATAATGAATCCACAGAAGAACCACTTTTAGCAATCCAAGAACTTAAGGATGCCGATGGACAGATGTATAAACTCTGCTACACGGACTCTTACGAGTGCAAGATTGTGAACGGAGAGGTTCGAGATTGGAAACTGCATGGCTTTGGCGGGATCCCAATTGTTGAGTTTCCGAACAACCATGAGCGCATTTCTGACGTTGAGCTTGTGATCGGACTATTGGATGCAATCAACACAATGCAGTCAAACCGAATGGATGGCGTTGAGCAGTTTGTTCAGTTTTGGATAAAGTTTGTAAATTGCGACATTGACCCGGAAACCTTTGAAAAAATGAAGATTTCCCATGCGCTTACGGTAAAATCCAACAATGAGCAGAATAAATCAGATGTTGATATTATGACACAAGAGTTGAATCAAACAGAGTGCCAAGTTGCAAAGGATGATTTGTGGAATAATGCACAGTCCATTCTTGCTATACCAAATAAGAACAACAATAATTCCGGTGGAGATACACAGGGAGCGGTTGAACTTAGAAACGGATGGGATTTCTCAAAGTCGAGAGCCAAACTGAAAGACCCAATCGTAAAGTCGGCTGAAAAAAGGCTTGCGAAAGTTGTTTTGAATGTAATTCGTATACAAGATCACGATTTGGGATTGAGTTTGCGAGACTTTGATGTTCAGATTAACCATAGCCCACAAGACAATATGTACACCAAGTCACAGACCCTATATCAGCTTTTACAAGCTGGTATTCATCCACTTGTGGCAATTAAATCTGTCGGACTTTGGGGAGATGCAGAAAAGACATTCCTGTTGTCGAAGCCATACTTGGATAATCTGTGGAAAACGATTGACGATGTAGAAGCGCAGGAGAAAAAGGCACAAGAATTGATAAATAAAATGAATACAGATGGCACACAGAGCCAGACAAACAAAGATAAGACAGTCACCGAGTAATCGGCGGCTGTTTTTATTTTATAAAAATTCGCAAAGTTGTGAGCGTAAAAATCAACAATGTCGTTCGGTGTCGTTGCACCGTATAAAAATTCGTATGACATATCGGAGGTAATGAATGAAGAGAGAAGATCTGATTGCTATGGGATTAAGCGAGGAAAACGCGGACAAGATCATGGCAGATTACGGAAGTTCCGTACAGAGAGCCAAAGCAAAGGTTGACGAGTACAAGACAAAGGCTGACAAAGCCGAAGAGTTGCAGAAGCAGCTTGATGATATCGAACAGGGAAAGCTCACGGAAGTCGAGCAGGCAAATAAGAACCTCGAAAAAGCCAATGCGAGAATCGCGGAACTTGAAAAAGCGCAGGCAATAGCCACGCAGAGAGCCAATGCCGCATCTAAATTTAATGTTACTGCAGAACAGGCAGCGCAGATTGTAAAAGACGATGGTAGCTTTGATTATGACGTTCTTGGAAAGATTATCTCTGAAAAAGAGACCGCCGCAGCACAAGCCAAGGAACAGGAGATTGCAAAAGGCAGTACGAATCCGGGCGGTGGCACGGCTGGCGGCAATAAAGACAACGAAAAGACAGCGGATGTCGAGAATGCTGAAAAGATTACTTTTGGAAGCAATTCAGCTACCGCAGAAGAAAAAAATCATTATGTAATTTAGGAGGTAAAAATCATGGGTAAGCCTATTGAAAGAGATTTTACTCAAGAACTTGGTATTTTAAAACATTTCCCTTATCTGGGAGCCGCTTGTATTGTTCCACAGACAATGGTAACAAGCGCAGATGCAAACGGAAGAAAGATCGTAAAAGGTGGAACACCATTCCCATCCAACGATGAAAGCTGTGTAGGTTATCTGCTTAATGATGTTGACGTAACGATGGGGGATGCACCGGGAACTTACGTTTACGAGGGCGATATCGACAATGCAAAACTTACAAAGAACGGAGTAACTGTTGAGGAAACGGCAAAAGCCAAAACCCCAAGAGTTACTTTTTTTGATTAAAGAAAGAGGTGTAAATTATGGCATTACCATTAGTAGAAGCATTTACCGCAAGAAGTCTCGGTGTAATGTGGAATAACTATGAAAAGACTTTAGGTTCTCAACCTTATCTCGGCAGACAGAAGTTTGGTACAAGAAAGCAAGAGAGCCTTGACCTTAGATTTATTAAGGGAAAGAGCGGACTTCCTGTTTCTCTGAAAGCATCTAACTTTGATGCACAGGCAGAGTTAAGAGATGTTGGCGGTTTCTCTGATATCCAAAACGAGATGCCTTTCTATCGTGAGTCCTACATGGTAACAGAGAGAGAGGAACAGGAGTACGACAATTACAGAAACGCAGAGAACGCTTCTCTTGCGAATGATGTACTTCGTGAGATCAGCAAAAAACCTATGATGCTGATCGAGGGTGCGAGAGTCGTACCAGAGAGACAGATTTGGAGCTTGCTTGCACCTGCTGACGGTGTACCAAAAATTGATGTAAATATCGGAAAGAAGAAGTACACAGTCGAGTACACTTCTGACGGTGGCGAAGCGCACAAGAAAGATCACTTTGTTGAGATTTCAGGTGAAGCCGATAAGTGGAACGTTCCGGAAACGGCAACGCCACTTGATGATCTTATCGAGACAAGACGTAACTTTGCTAAGAAAACCGGATATTCTCTGACAAGATTCAGTATGAACACAGAGACATGGGAAATGGTTCTCAAAGCAGAGGACACAAAGAAACAGGTTCTCGGTATTACTGCATACACAGGCGGTATTCGTTTACAGCAGTCACAGGTAACTGAATATCTGCGCGGCTATGGAATTGAGATCGAGGTATACGATAAGTTATACGTTGATCCGGCTGACGGTCAGACAAAATACTTTATTCCAACAGGAATTGTATCTTGCCAGTGTGCCGGAGTTTATCTTGGAGACTATGTATTTGGAAAAACACCGGAAGAGAGAAGCGGAAGTCTTACAGACGGAAACCTTTCTATCGTAGAAACCGGTATTTCTGTTTACACATATGCTACAAACCATCCAATCAATACTCACTGCGTAGTATCTATGATCGGACTTCCAACATTTGAGGGAATGGACAGCGTTGTTGTAATGAAAGTTATGTAGGAGGTGATCCAGCGTGGTAGCAACACACACAATTAAATGTGGTGGAAAATGGTACAAGGCAGGAGAAAAAATGCCGGAGAGTAATTATCCGGTATCTTCCGTTGGGTATACAAAGACCGAAATCAACAGAATGAGTACCGCAGACTTGCAAAAACTTGCCGCGGAGCAGGGAATTGAAAATGCACAAGCGACAAGCGGTGCGGAACTGAAAGAAATTCTGATTGCAAAATTTAATCTGTAGGAGATCGCTTATGTCATACACACTTGTCGAACAAGTAAAGATTCGTTTACAACAATTTCATATAGAAGAGGTAGAGGACGAAACGACCGGGGAAAAGTCCGATAAAGTTGTGTTTGATGAAAAAGAATGTAACCCTTTGATTGAACAGCTTTTAGAGCAGGCAAGAAAAGAGATTATCAGCAGACGGAACTATCCGGACACATACACGCAAGACCAGATTGACAGTGATGTTAAGAACTATGAAAACATTATGGTCAATTTGGCAGTGTACGACCGGTCGCAGGCAGGAGAAGCATACATGGCAAGTTCTTCCGAAAACGGTGTGAGCCGGACATGGAAAGACCGTGAAAGCCTTTTTGTTGGAGTGTTTCCGTTTGTAAAAGCAATGTAATTAAAGAAGATTGAGCGTGACCATTATGGTTGCAGGCGGCGCACATTAAGCGGTGGTGGGCAGTGCGTCAAAAGGAGATTCAAATGAAAAGTATTTTGATTCAAACTTATCTTGTAGCACTTCCGATAGTGCTTGGATATATAGTTTGGCTTCTTAAACAACAAAAGAAAAGCAGGGATGCGAACAGTAAAGGAACAATGCTTCTTTTGCGTGTCCAGCTTATTGAATACCATGCAAAGTACACCAGAATCGGAGAAATACCGTCATATGCCTATCAGAACTTCTGCGAGATGTATGATGCGTACCATGCGTTAGGCGGAAATGGAATGGTTACGAAAATGAAACATGAGATTGAAGAGATTCATATAGGAAAAGGAGATAAAAGCCATGAGAAATTGGAAAGATTGGACTAAAAAAGCCGGAATCCGAGCAATCAAGACTGTTGCACAGGCGGCGGTTGCTGGAATTGGAACGGCGGCATTTATGGGTGCGGTAGATTGGAAATATGTTCTTTCTGCATCAGTACTTGCCGGGGTGTTATCGCTTCTGACAAGTGTTGCCGGAATCCCAGAGGAAAACACCAATGCTTGACATTAACAAGCAGAAAATGAAATATTCACAATCTGGTCAGAGGGTATTCATCCCACAAACTGACGAAAATGGAGATATTGTCTATGAAGGGTACAAGGATTCCGATGGGAACTTTGTACCTTATTTAGATTCCGAAGGCAACAAGATTCCAAAAGGCGAGGAAATTGAAGGGTTTTCAGAACCTACGACATTCAAAGCCAATATCAGCAATAAGTTGTCGGAAGCCCTTGTGAAAGAATTCGGAATTGATGATAGTACATCATACTGTCAGATTGTCACGGATAAAGGATATTTGCCACTGAAAGCCGGTGATGTGGTGTGGAAACGTTCGGAAGTCAAACGCACTGATGATGGACTTGTGGATTCAGAAACCGCAGATTACATCGTAAAAGGCGTTGCAGACGAAGGACTGACCACGGATTTGTTTCTTCTTCGGAAGAATATTAAGTAGGTGATTGCGTGGCAAAGAAAACTATTTCAATGACACTATCCACTAAGTCCATACAAGCCGCCATAAAGGAATTAGAAAAGTACCGCGATAGTTTACAGGCTAAATGCGATTTACTTGTTTCTAGGCTTGCGCAGGAAGGTCAGACGGTGGCAATACAACACATATCGGAATCTCCATTAGGGAACACGATAACGGTAAGGGTAGATAAAGCACCACAGTTAATGACCTCAAACGCGATTCTGATTGCAACCGGAAAAACGGTAACGTCAGAAGATAGAGAACCGTTCTATACTTTGTTGGCGGTAGAGTTTGGAGCCGGTATTTTTTATAACTCCAAAGAGAACCCGAAAGCACCGGAACTTGGATTCGGTGTCGGCACATATCCGGGGCAAATACACGCTTTTGAAGATGGTTGGTACTATTGGGATGATAAGACCGAAACATGGCATTATACCCACGGTATCAAAGCCACAATGCCTATGCATAATGCGGAACAACAGATTATTCAACAGTATGTAAAGATTGCAAGGGAGGTATTCGGTGGAAAATGAGTTAAATAGTTGGGCACTTGATTTTGAAGATACCTTATGTTCTCTTTTGAAATCGTACATGGAAAGCAAGGTAAAAGGAATTAAAGTGACGCAAGATGAAGAATCGGGTGGCACCGCAACATTTCCGACACTTTTAGTCAGACAAATCGGGGGCACAGAAGCCGGACGAACCAATGAAGCAAAGACAATCAATGCAATTCGCCCAACATTTCAGATTACAATTACAAACAAAGGTTCAAGAAAAGCAACTAAGGACATCGCAGCATATGCGGTGTCTTTTTTTAAGCAACAAATGTTTGAGGTATCAGATACAGTCCCAACAATTTCCAAGCAAGTGCGGACGGTTACATTCCGCGCGACTCGCGTAATTGGAAACGTTGAGCATTTAGATCAGCTATAAGCAGAAAGGAAGTAGAAAATATGGCATCAACAAGTTATAAAACGCGTGCAATTATTAAAGAGCACACAGCGGAACAAACCGACTTTGCGGGAACTTACAACCTCTTGATGGCTGCTAAGTCGATGCCTTCTCCGGTTCAGCCACCAAACACAGTTGAATCAACGACTATGGAAGATGGTCAGCAGACATTTGAAGAAGGTATTAAAACAGCGGACGCACGAGAGATCACAGGAAACCTTGAAAAAACGCATCTTGACAAGATTGATGAGCTTTCAGGCAAAAAGGTTGACATTATCCAGCTTTATGGCACTGATGGAGTTGGTGGCGTAGCCAAGTATGCGCAAACAGGAACAGTTACCGCAACACCTAACGATGTAGGCGGCAATGATGAAATTCTTGAAATGACCGCAACGATTATCCCGGCAACCACTGCCGAAAAGTGTACAGACAAACTTAAGGTCGTTGACAACAACGATGGTACATTTACCGTAACAGTGGTGGGGTAAAAAGCCTATCGGACGAGCAATCGACCGCACCGGTAGGCGAGGATGAACGGTCGATAGCAGAACTTGAAGCAATGAGATAAGCAACAATGGGGCGGTGGCAACACTGCCCCTTGCCAATATAGGGCAGAAAGGCAAGGTAAAACATGAAAGTTAAATTAGGTGGAAAAGAATATACAATTCAGTTTGCAACAAGACCATCATTAAAATCACATATCTTACAGGATATTATGAAGACACAGGACATGGAAGATATTTCTTCTATGGAAGATATTCTTCTTGAAACACTTCCTAAGACGCTTCTTGTGGGATTGCAGATGCATCACAATGACGAATTTGGATATGATTACAAAACGAACAACGGATACGATAGGCAGTTTGAGAAGGTGTCTAACATTCTCTGTGATTCGATTGATACAAACGAGATTAACTGCATGGATTTATTCGCTGATATGCAGGAGGAAATGATGACAAACGGTTTTTTAGCGCAGATGATGGAGTCGTTGGAGAGAGCACAGGCACAGGAGCAGGAGAAGAAAAAGACCCCATCCAAAGCGAAAGCCAAGAATTAACATGGGAATATTACGTTGCGGAAATCCGTCCGTTTTACCTTGTGGTAACGAAAGGCTACGGATTTTCCGTTGATGATATAGATATGATGAATCCAGAGTTGCTTAAGCCTTATGTGGATGCATACAAGGCAGAATGGAAGCAACGCGACATGGAAATGTATATGTGGTTTGGCAGATATGCAACGTCAGCACTTGTGACAGCAATAGACGCGACATTCGGTAAGGGTAATAGTAAGTACGTGAAAGAAACTTGCTATGATTCCATCGAAAAGCATAATACGGACGATCCCGATGCAGAGATGCGAGAAATGCTTAAGGCAGAAGAAGCATGGGCGGCTGAATCAAGGAAATCGCATTTACCAAAGCCAAAGATAGTTTAAGAAAAGAGGTATTGCTATGGCAGTAATTATCGGAAGTGCGCGGCACGATGAACACGGAAACTGTTATTCTGGTGGAAAAGCCGGAGACCAGACCGGACAGGAAGTGTCTACGCAGAAGTTTTATAACCATTCTAAGGGATGGTACGTGCTAAGGGCGAAGGACGATAGGGTTGCGGAGAAGTTAGCCGAAGCTATGCAGATTGCATCTGACAACAAAAATATCGGCTATGACCAATCAGAACGCTACGGAGTCATTAAGCATGGCATTAACACAAAGGTCAAGACGGAATGCGATTGTTCTTCTCTTGTGCGTGCCTGTATTATCTATGCATCCGGCAAGGATGTGGGAGATTTCAATACATCTAATGAACGACCGGTAATTTTGAAATCCGGTTTGTTTGATGATATGGGTTCTTATCATGCCGGTTTTATTCTTCGCAACGGAGATATTCTTGTGACACGCATAAAAGGGCACACAGTTATTGTTGTAAAAGGCGCAAAGAAATGCAAAGCCAAGTATTATCCGAAGTATAAGGGAAACTCAAACTCAATCGTTGAAGCATTAAAAGCGGTTGGGGAAGATGATGTGTCGAAAGAACATCGTGCGGAAATCGCAAAAAAGAACGGATTTTCCAATTTTAAGTTTACATCAGAGGAAAATTCAAAAATGCTTTCTCTTCTGAAAAAGGGAAAACTGAAAAAGTAATTCAAGGGCGGTAGGGGTCAAATCCTGCCGCCTTTTTCTAAAACTAAATAAAGGAGGTGTAACTGTTGGAATTAGAAACCTTAGAAATAAAAATCCAAGCACAGGCAAGACAGGCAAGCGGTCAGATAGATGCGCTTGTGACAAGGCTTGGAAGATTATCTTCCGCGCTTTCCGGGCTTAGTACCGGAAATCTGAATAGCCTTGCCACAGGGGTAAAACGATTGTCAAACTCAATGAGTGCTATGCGAAGTGTTGACACAAGAACGTTTTCCGCTTTAGCAAGAAACTTGAATAAGCTTTCGGGAATTAATGCAACCGGACTAAATAATGTGTCAAATGCAATCAGTACGATCAGCGGTTCTATAAGAGCACTTAGCGGCATAGATTTTAAAGGAAACGGACTCAATGCATTTATCAATTCAGTTACTAAGCTATCTAGCGCAAATCTAAGCAGTTTGAATAGATTTGATTTTGGCAGTCTTGGAAATAAGATTAATCAGCTATCAAACTCATTGTCGGGAGCGAAAAAAGTCCAAGGAAATACGATTCAGCTTGTCAATGCAATAGGCAGACTCGCATCATCTTCGGGAAACATGGCGGAAACCGCTTCGTCATTGCCGAGCCTTGGAAGAGCGATTAGAAGTGTAACAAATTCACTATCTTCTGCAAAAGCAGTATCGGAAAACATAATTAAATTCACTTCCGCAATCGGTCAGCTCGCCATCGCCGGGAAAAAGACCGCGCAAACGGCATCAAACCTTGGGATTCTAGCAACGGAACTAAAAAAGTTTATGCAAGTCATGTCTAACGCGCCTGTTCTGAATAATAACATTATTCAAATGACGCAGGCGATTGCTCAACTTGCTTCATCGGGAGGTAGAGCCGGAAATGCATCTAAAAGTTTTTCAAATATGTTTAGCGGGTATTCTTCCAGTGCTTCCGTGGCTACCAAGAAGTCATTTTCCCTTGCGTCTGCAATCGGAAAAGTGTATGCAACGTATTGGACTTTATTCCGAGCATTTAGGCTACTTAGAGATGCTATTGACATATCATCCTCACTGACAGAGGTTGAGAACGTTGTAAGGCAGACATTCGGGCAGTATGAAAGCCTAATTAACAATTTCGCAAAAACATCCATTGAAAAATTTGGTATGTCTGAATTGTCCGCAAAACAGTTTGCAAGCCGTTTCCAAGCTATGGGAACTGCCCTTGATATTCCACAGGGGAAAATGGCAGATATGTCTATCCGGTTGACCGAATTAGCCGGAGATATGGCTTCATTCTATGATGTGAGCCAAGAAGATATTGCCAAGAGTCTGCAATCTGTATTTTCCGGTACTACGGCACCTATGCGGCGTTATGGTATCGACTTGACACAGGCAACATTAAAGGAATGGGCGTTAAAGCAGGGACTTGATGCGAACATTTCCTCAATGACGCAGGCTCAAAAAGCCATGTTGCGTTATCAGTATGTGCTTGCACATACAACCAATATCACCGGAGATTTCGCACGTACAGCAGATACGTGGCACAATCAGATAACCATGCTTAAAGAGAACTTCAAAGCACTTGGAGCGGTAGTTGGTGGTGGTTTAATCAACGCATTTAAGCCATTTATCAAGGCACTTAATTCAGTTCTGCAGAAGGTGATTTCTTTTGCGGAAATGGTAACAAACGCTTTAGGTTCTATCTTCGGATGGAAGTATGAAGCAAGCAAAGGAGCAGGAATCAGCGGTCTTGCTGATGATATTGGAAGCGCATCTGATGGCATGGACGATTTAAGTAATGCCGCAGGAAGCGCAGGGAAAAACACAGGCGGTATCGCAAAAAATGCCAAGAAAGCAAAAAAAGAAATACAACAGGCAACTCGTGCATTTGATGAATTAAAGGTTATTTCAAAGCAGAGCAAAGATAACACTTCCGGTTCTGGAAGCGGTGGAAGTGGTGGTGGCTCTGGTGCTGGTGGTTCTGGTGGTGGAGATACTGGAAAGTTGGTTCAGACCGACACGATATTTAAGAAATTCAAAAGCGACATCAAAGACCTTGAAGGACTCGGAGAATCTATCAGAGATGCCCTTGTAAACGCCGTTGGTGGCATTGAATGGGATAAAATATACGCTAAAGCGTCCGGCTTCGGTAGTGGGCTCGCATCGTTTCTTAACGGTTTGTTTTCAGAAGATAAAAAAGGAAATAGTGTATTTACCGCAACCGCAGATGTGATTGCAGGAGCGTTGAATACTGCGATATTCGCATCAAAGGGATTTACGGATAAATTTGATTTTGAAACATTTGGAACAAATCTTGCACATGGATTTAACCGTTTTTTTAAGAAATTTAAATGGAAACAGTGCGCAGAAGCTATCAACGGATGGGTTGATGGTTTTTGGAGCTTTGCAGTTGGTTTTTTTGGCGATTTGAGTTGGAGCGGTATTTTTAACGGATTAAAAACATTTCTTACATCTTTAAGCTCTAAGACAATTGCAACAATTCTTGGTGCCTATGCACTAAAGAAGTTTAGTAAATCAGCCGTTGGCGCACTTGCTGATTCTGTTGGAGGACAGATACTTACTGCAAAAATTAAAAAAGCATTTTTCACAATAGCTGCAATTACAATAGCGGCGGAGGGTGGTCTTACAATCGGAGAAGCAATCGGCAAAAAGATTGCTGAATTGACGCAGCCGGAGGAAATGCAGAAATATCAAACAACATTTAATTTCAGCGATTTATTCTCGTATTCTCTTGACGATTGGAAGCAAGGATTTAGTGATTGGTGGGATGACACGTTCGGTCCCGCGTTTGAACTAATGGCCTTGGATATGGCAACCGGAAATTACAAATTCAAAATTCCTTTTACAGATTTTGAGCTTCCTTCGTTCAATGAAGCAAAGAAAGGTTTTGCCAATTGGTTATCCGGAGTAAATAAATATTGGAGCAAAAAGAAAGACAGCGTTCTTGAAATTGGCGCAAAGATAAAGAACAAAGCATCTGAATTATGGAACGGATTTAAAAAAGACTGGGAGAATGTCAAAAACAAGGTTGCGGAGTTCAAGACGAAGATAGCTTCAAAGGCTTCTGATCTTTGGGAAAAGTTTAAGACTTCGTGGGGCAAGTCGAAAACCGCGCAGTTCTTACTGAAAATTGGTTCAAAGGCAAAAGATTTATGGAGCAATTTTAAAACCGCATGGGGTGAAAGCAAAACAGCGAAATTCTTCCTTAAAATAGGCTCTAAGATTAGTGAATTGTGGAAAGATTTTAAAGAATCATGGGGCGAGAAGAGAACAGTCAAATTTTTGACAAAGAGAGCAACAAGGATAAGTGAGTTATGGAAAGACTTTAAAGATTCATGGGGGGATAAAAAAGCCGTAACTATTGGAATTGGGTTTGCGAAGAACTCATTAAACAATCTTTGGTCATCTGTAAAAGGATTTTTCGGTGGTAAGACTGTTAGTGTTGGTACGAAAGCTACAAAGAAAGCTGATGGCGGTGTATTTTCCGGCGGAAGTTGGAAGCCGGTTAAGAAATACGCAGTCGGTGGATTGCCGAATATGGGACAGATGTTCGTTGCAAGAGAAGCAGGACCGGAACTTGTCGGAACGCTTGGTGGTCATACAGCAGTAATGAATAACGATCAGATTGTATCGTCTGTTTCTTACGGAGTTGCACAGGCTGTAAAGGAAGTTATTCAGCCACTTGTGAAAATGGGTGGAGGAAATAATCGACCGATTCAGATTGCACTTGACGGAAAAGTTATCTTTGATAGCACACGGCAAAGCGCAAAAGAATATTTTGATCGTACCGGAAGATCTCCATATCCGGTATAGTGACAAACTCCTCTGCTTGTGGTATATTGATATGTATATATTACAAGCAAGGAGGAATTTGATTATGAAACAAAGTGGATGGGGAATTGCATCTTTAGTGTGCGGAATAGCAGGCGTTTTGTTAGCGTGCGTTGTCATCGGAATATTTCCGGCAATAGTTGGAATTGTATTTGCGATTATAGCACTTGCGCAGAAAAACAGGGGGCACGGAACGGCTATAGGCGGTTTGGTATGTTCAATAGTCGGCATTATTATTTTCTTTTTAGCAATGTTTGTATTCACAAGCGATGATACGAATGATACGCCTAAAAAAATATCATCGAATGAAGAAGCACAAACTCAGGCAACGGAAGAAAAGGTTAATGAACCATTTAAAGTTGGAGATACTGTTGAGACGGAAGATTTGAGGATTACGTTTTTGAAAGCCGAGCCGTACACAGAAGAATACGACGAGCCAGCAAAAGGACATGAGTTTTACAAATTTGAGTTTGAATTTGTAAATATTTCAGATTCGGATCAATGTGTTTCTTCTTTGGATTTCAACTGTTATGCGGATGGATATGATATGGAAAGCGCATATTCAAGCAAGGATAAAGATTTGGATGCAACATTATCAGCCGGGAAGAAGACAAAAGGTGTTGTATGCTTTGAAATCCCAAAGGATGCCAAAGATATTTCTCTTGAATATGAAACAAACTATTGGAACGAATCAAAGGTATGCTTTGAAGTTAAAAAGTAAATGATATTTAAGCCGTGGAAACACGGCTTATTTTAATTCAAAAATCTGATTGACACAAAATCAAAAATAGTCTATCCTTATTACTAAGGAAACAACCTTATCCGTGAAGAAGCGGATTACTTACTCGAACGCCATACTGTACGAAAGAGGAAACCAATGTGATTTCACAAGTGGCTTCCTCTTTTTTATTCAGATAAAAATGTATGGAGGTAGACACGAATGAAAAAATCACAACTTATGCTTAAGATTCAAAACGGCATTAAGGTATTTGAGAATCCAATATTCGGACAGATTAGAATGACCATGGTCGATGATGAACCGATGTTTTGCCTTGTTGATGTTTGCAGGGCATTGGAAATGTCAAACAGCCGTATTGTTGCTGATAGACTAGACGAGGATGAACGACGTAAGTTAAACTTACCCCGTCAAGGAGAAACTTGGTTTGTTACTGAATCCGGCTTATATGCGGTTATCGTTCGGAGCGATAAGCCGAATGCCAGGAAGTTTCGCAAGTGGGTAACATCAGATGTTCTCCCTACAATCCGTAAAACAGGTGGGTATGTCAATAATGATGAATTATTTATTTCCACTTACCTACCATATGCAGATGAAAACACTAAGCTGATATTTTCCCAGACATTAAAAACTGTTAGGGAGCAGAACGAAACCATTAAAAGGCAGAAGAAAGAAATCATCCATAAGGAAGATGTTATTATCGGGCTTGTTGATGATATTGACTTGGCAACCAAGAGACAGCGGATAACGCAGATTGTCCGTTTCGGTGCCGATGGAAAGTATCAAGAACGCTATTCATTGCTTTATGGAGAATTTGAAAGGAAATATCACTGCAACCTTAAATCAAGGATGGAAGGGTGCACACTCAAACCGAAAGTAAGAAACAAGATGGATTATATCGACAGGGAAATGGGAATGATTCCGCAGTTGTACGAAATCGCTTGCAAACTTTTTGAAAACGATGTAGAAAAGCTGAAATCTGAATGGGAATCAGTAGTAGCTTAAAATTTAATTAAATGGATAGCATCTACCAAACGGTAGGTGCTATTTTTATACCCATTTTTAGGAGGTAAACGATGGGATATGGCGGATATTTAGTAAAGTTTGGTAATTATACCATACCGAACAATTTAATAAAGCAGGACACGTTTAGTTCCTATGTAAATATGCAGGACAAAGACCCATGGACGGATGAAAACGGATATGAGCATCGTGATGCCGTGGAACTGAAAGCCTTAAAGGTTGAGTTTGAAACCAAAGCCATGCTGACCGAAAAGCAGTTTGATGATTTTTGGAAGAATATCGAAAAGAACTATACCAAGGCAAAGGAACGCGGTGGCTATATCACGGCATACGTGCCGGAGAAACGCGGATATGTGACGCAGTACGGATATATCGCTGATATTCAGCCAACGTTCTATTCTGTGGCACATGGGAAGATTAAGTATGACGCAATCAAATTTTCATTTATAGGCGGTGTATATGATAAATAGCAGTTTGAAAGAAAAGTATTGGGATTCCGCGACAGATAAACAGATGGTCATATCTGTTGTTGGAACGAATCAGAAAATAGACAATTCGATGCTTGAAATCGGTACGTTTGCGCTCGAAGAAAGTCTTTGTTCGGAATCTGAATTAAAGTTTGGAGCGTGCGAAGCGAATTGTGTAAAATTCACAGCACGAAACACCGCAGGAAACATTATTGGAAAGACAATCTCTATCGAAGAAACGATTGACGGAGATAGCAAAAATCCGATGCCATACGGAGTTTTTAAGGTGGCATCCGATGTTCCTACGGCTGACCGTACAAAACGTCAGATTACGGCATATGACGCAATGTATGACATTATCAATACAGACGTAAAGGCTTGGTATGCAGGACTTAGCTTTCCAATGACATTAAAGAAGTTCCGGGATAGCTTCTTTACGCATCTTGGAATTGCTCAAGTTGAAATAAGCCTTGTCAATGATTCCATGACGGTCAATAAGACGATTGTAGCCACGCAGACGGACGATTCAAGCGCGGTAACAGAAGAGTCCTCTATCAGCGGAAAAACGGTTGTAACGGCAATCTGTGAGATTAACGGATGCTTTGGTAACATCAATCGAGATGGAAAGTTTGAATATGTATTTCTGAAAGCAATTACAAGCGCACTTTATCCGCGAGAAGATTTGTTCCCGTCAGATGATCTGTTCCCAAGTGATGCAAACACGGAGTCCATGACCGGGCATTATATTACGTTTGATTATGAGGATTTCCAGTCACAGGCAATCACACAGCTTGAAATCAAGACAAGCAATGATAATGCCGGTGCTATTGTTGGAACTGCCGGAAACAACTATTCGATTACAGGAAACTTTCTTGTATCAGACAAGACCGGAGCAGAGCTGGAACAGATTGCAAATAACCTATTGCCGATTATGAAACAGGCAGCATACACACCGATTAAAAGTTGCACTTGCGTCGGCAATCCATGTCTGACACTTGGCGAACCCATCCGGTTCAATACCACAAGAGAGATTGTTGAAACGTATCTGTTGCAACGCACCCTAACCGGAGTACAAAGCAAGCGAGATTCAATCTCGGCACAGGGCACACAGACGCACTCCGCAAAGGTTAATTCTATCAGAGATACGATTGAAAGCGTGGAAAGACGTACCGGAAAGTTAGAGAGGAACGCAGACCATCTTCAATCCACGTATGAGGATTTAGAGGACCAGACAAATACCAAGTTTGAGCAGACCGCAAATAGCATTTCCGCAGAAGTCGATCGTGCGCAAAAAGCGGAAGGGCAATTAGACGCATCATTAGAATTGAAGTTAGGCAGAGATGAGAACGACCAAGTTGTTTCTATGATTAACGCAAGTGCAGACCAAATTGTGTTGCGAGGAAACAGATTGATTGTAGAATGTAGCAATTTCGAGCTGGACGCTCTTGGACGAGCACATATAGTAGACTCTCTGCTTTTTGACAGTGGCGATGCATATGGGGTAGAGATATTAGGGCATGACGGAAGAAATAATGCGCTATTGCAGAATGTTATGTTGGACTTGTCATCTGTTACTGACGCAAATGGGGATGCCATAGGGGATCATGCGAGTACGGCAGATTATGCAACAACCGCAGGAAGCGCAACAACCGCAGAAAGCGCAGAGAGGGCGAGGGAGTGCGTAAATGCATCAATCGCATATTATTTACAAGGCATTGGAATAAGTGATTATGTACATATTTCCGGCAACGGAAATTTAATTCCAAGCTCTAGTTCTGTGTACTGTGGAACTAACCCCAACCCATTTGCCGGAGGGTATTCTTCCGGTGGTTGGAAAACAACGTCTGACCGTAGAAAGAAAAAAGATTTCCGGAAACTGTTAGAGGATGATCGGTTTGAGAGATTTTTCGAGTTGCTACAACCGATGAAATATCGGCTCATAGAAAATGACGATAAAATGCACATTGGATTTGTTGCACAGGATGTCGAACAGGCAATGACGGATTGTGGCATATCTGAAAATGAGTTTTACGGATTGGAACATGCGGTATTATCCGAAAAAGATTTTGAATCTAATGAGGAATGGGAAAAATTCTTAGAGCAGAATGGTGGCGCAAATGATATGTATACGCTGTGCTACCAAGAATTTATTGCTTTAAATACTGCCATGATACAGAAATTGCAGAACAGATGCAACGATTTTGAACGCAGACTATCCGCGTTAGAAAGGAAGTGGTCAGATGGCATATCAGAAAATCTATAGCCGAGAATATTGGGAAAATTTTCCAAGCGAAAAGACTTCAATTAATCAAAATAGGCTGAACAACATAGAGGGTGGAATTGATGCAATCGACGATCGTGTGTGTGCACTTGATACCACAAAAGTTGACTTGACCAAAGCTAACGAACTTGTAAAGGAAATTCTTTGGGATGAATCCAACGGTACGTTGACGGTCGTTAAGATGAACGGTTCCAAGGCTGTGATTGACACAAAATTGGAAAAACTGGCGGTCAACTTCACATACAATCCGCAGACACAACAGTTGGTAATCACGTTGGATGATGGCACAGTGCAGAACGTGGATCTATCCGCGCTAATCACGCAGTATGAGTTCTTAGATTCTGATACGATTGCATTTGAGATTACAGATGGCAAGGTTAAGGCTATCGTAAAGAACGGTTCAATTACCGAAGATAAGTTGCAACCGAACTTTTTGGCGGATATCAAGGTGGAATCTGCCAAGGCGGTAGCATCTGCCAAAAACGCAGGAGAGTCCGAAACCAACGCAGCAAAATCCGCCACAGATGCCAAGGACAGCGCAGACCGAGCGCAGGGAATCGAAGACGAGATTAACAAGAAACTCACAATGACAGAATTTGATGTGAATGAGGATGGGGAGTTGATTTACACGGACAATGCGGCATACAACTTTGTCGTTGACAATGACGGAAATTTAAATTGGGAGGTGGCTTAAATGGCTATAGCAGGAAGAGTAGCAATTGTGCCAAAAGGAGATTGGAGCGCAGAGACGGAGTATAAGAGACTTGATGAGGTAACATATAATAACACAATGTTCATAGCAAAAAAAGCTGTGCCGAAGGGGACGTTACCCACAAATGCAGAATATTGGTCGAAATCGATTGTGGGCGGTGTCGGTGCAATCGCAACAACAGAGGAAGCCGGAATTGTAAAACCGGACGGAAAAAGCATGAGCGTAGATGAGAGTGGAACGCTTAGTATTAACTTGGATGGAACCACAATTACATTAGATGAAGCGAAAAACGTCATAAAGTTGGCGGATACATTAAAGGATAAAATCGGAAGCGCACTGCAACCGGAAAGTATCGTAAACAACCAGATCACCACAGTGGAAGGCTTCGCACTTGACGCACGACAGGCAAACCCTAATCTGGATGGTACGCTTGCAAAGCAGGTAGCTGATTTAAACGGCAGTTTAAATCTATGCGTAAAACAATTTACGATTCCAGTAAATGAAAGTATTGCAATTCCATGTTTAAACTGCATTATTTTCTATAACGGAAGTAATGCAAGAACATTCAGCATTGCAACAACTATCGGATATGCCTCCGATACTATTCGTAGTAGAATATCGTATATAAATGGCGATGAATCAAATGGGTTAAAATTGTCATATTCAGAAGAAGGGACACGTGATGCTTGGTTAGGCATTTTTAAAATTGAAAACACTAATACTATCAATGTAGCAAGAATTGCTGTTATTGGAATAAAAAACTTTAGTTTAATGTAACGTCTTACTTTTTTAGAGGTGCTTGAATTTAAAACTCATGCCATGAACTTTTATTATAAAAATACATTTTACTAAAGGCATACCGAACCTTATTAAAAGGAAAATGGAGCGATTGGAAAACTCTTAATTTTTAAAATTTATACTATTTTTCTTATTAATTTAACGCTTCCATTCATATATACCCAATAATTAAAGCAATAATTATCGCTACCTGCATAGGAGTCGAAATCGTATTCTATTACAGTCGCAGTTGTTTGACTGCGATCAATTATATTAGTTGTGTAATATCCACCACTATATCGTATAGTAGCAATGACCTTTTCTCTGATACTCAATTGTTCGACTACGGCTTTGATACTCTCTGATCTTCCCGCGTCATCCATTTTGACATTAGCGTCATAGAATTTTGTTTTTACAAAATTCTTATTTAAACTGCCGTTTAAATAAGTTTAGTAACCCGTAAATTTACACATAGAAAGGAATAAAAATCATGGACAAAATTATTTTGAAAAACAAAACAGAGTTCGAGATTGCTGAAGGAGCGAGTCTCAGCAATATTCGAATTCAGTCAAAATCTTTTGACGAAATCAAGACAATTACAGATGCCTTTTCGGCGGAAAATATCTCTAAGGTCACATTTGCGCATAATAATCAGGCTTCCGGAGAGTACACGAATCTCAAATGTGAAAACTTCTCCTATGTGCCAAATGTGGGCGAGGATGGCACAGAAGATGGCACATATACCGTAACGGTCAGCTTGAGAACAAAGACGGAAATGGAAAAGGCAATTGATGAGCTTAAAGCAGGACATGAAGCAAATGCAGAAGCAATCGAAGAACTGGCAAGCATTGCCGCAGGAAGTGAGGTGTAGGATATGGTTAAATTTTATGTAAGACGTATTCTTATCGACAAGAAAATGACGATTGATGAAGTGCCTATGCGTTGGCGCGCAAAAGTGCAAGAAGAGATTGAGAAACAGCTTTCCGCTTCTCTGCAATGACATTTCCTGTCGAAACTTGCGACCGAAAAATGTTGAAATCATGCATATTACAGTGATACTATGGACTTGTCCGAAAGGACGCTTCAAGTTCTGGCATGGGTGGGGTTTGGCATGGCTCCGCCCATAATTGGGGATTGACTATGCCGAACACACGTTCTATAATATTTGTATCGCTACATAGGGCACATGATTGGGGGTTTTATGGTGGGAGAAGTAAAAACAAAAGAGACTTACAAAGAAGAAATTACAACTATGATAAAAGAAATTGAAAATTATAAGATTTTACGAATTTTGCATGAATTTGTAAAAGCTGGGTTAAAAGAAGAAAAGGCAGGGCGTTGAACCCTGCCTTTTCTTTTAGAATATAAATTTTTCGAAAAATTCACATAACAATTCTTTTTTGCTTACCGGCAATCTGCTATATTCAATAATAATTTTTTTGAAACGTTCATCATTCATTCCAATATTTAATGCAACACTTGAAAATTCTTCGTCAACAGGTTTATTAATGCGCGGGTCTATTAAATCTGTTTTTCCGATTTTGAAATAATCAGCCAATGCCTGAAGCTTTCCTGACCTTGGAAATGATTTTCCGGTACACCACATATTTAAGGTTGTTGGGTTAATACCTAAGTCTTTTGCAACATCTATTTGCTGTTTTTGATTTAATCCAATATAGTATCTTAAATTTTCAGCAAACACTTCTTTTTGGATATCGTCTACATCCATTTCATTAAATTGATTTTCGTTATCCATTTCTTCTGTCCTCCTTTCTGATTGTATTATAAACCAATAAAATAAAAAATTCAATATTAAATCCAATAAATTTGAATTTTAGTGTTGACAATCCAAAATAATTGGATTATGATTAAACCATCAAATATGAAAGGAGAAAAAAAGATGCCTAGAATTTCATTAGAAGCAGTTCGCGTAAATGCGAAAATGACACAAAAGGAATGGGCTGAAATGCTTGGTGTATCTAATGCAACCGTTGTCAATTGGGAAAAGGGCAAAACAGAGCCTAGCTTATCACAGTTGAAAACCATGAGCAAATTATCTGGTATTCCAATGGATTTTATTTTTGTGCCAGATACATCCAATTAAATTGGATTATAAAAGAAAGGAAGCGAGTGAGGACATGAAAGAAATTAAATCCGTGAATGATTTGGTTGTTGTTCCGGTTTCTTATTTTAATGGAATGGAAAAGGAATTGCAGAAGATTTTAAACAAAGTGGATATTCACGATATGGATGTCATGGAACAGGTTCTTCATATGCGGAAATGGCTGAAAACCAAAACCGTATATGAAGAAACAAAGAGATTATATCCTAATCTCCGTTTGGAAAATATTCATTTGCTTTTACCGCAAGAAGATAGTGAAGAAAGGGGTGATAAAGGGTGAAAGAAAAAAGATACCGGCTTTTAGACGAAGAAGGAAAAGCTGTAATTGTAAAGAAAGACAAGGATAGATATATCGGTCTTGATGAATTAGCGCAGCACATAGCAATGAATATTGTTGATGATTACCAAAGTATTTTGGATGGCGATAAGAAAATCGAAGATACAAACATTGAATTATCCGTCAAAGTTCTTACCGCCATTTCTCCGGTCATTAAAACATATTAGAAATGTTTTATGTTGCGGAATGGGTTTTCTGCCACCTCTACGCTGGATAATTGATTTTCTTCTTTCGGTAGAGATTTTTTGATTTCTTCGCAGTATTGGTCGTACTTGGTTTTGAAATCATTGAAAGAATCATTGCATCCACAGATTTTAGCGATAGCGTAGGCAGATACATATTCATTGTTCAAAAATTCACCTCCCTTATTTGATGATAAGGGAATTATACCACAGAAAGGAGAGTTATGAACGAATTACAGATTTTCAATAATGAAGAGTTCGGAGAAGTCCGAACCGCAGTAGTAAATAGCGAGCCGATGTTTTGCTTGGCTGATGTTTGCAAGGCGTTGGGGTTGTCGCAACCGTCAAAGGTAAAGGAGAGATTAAACCCAAAGGGTGTGAATACTATTCCTACCCCTACAAATGGTGGTGAACAAAATCTTCTTTATATTAATGAAAGCAATTTTTACAAGGCAGTATTCCAAAGTCGAAAAGAGAGCGCAGAGAGATTTACAGAATGGGTAACATCAGAGGTTCTTCCGTCAATCCGTAAGAATGGCGGTTACATAGCAGGGCAGGAAACCTTGTCTGATGAAGAATTGCTTTCCAAGGCACTTATGGTGGCACAACGAAAGATTGACGAAAAGAACAACATCATTGCCATGCAGGACTCACGAATCCAAGGAATGATACCTAAAGAGATTTTCGCTGATGCGGTATCAGCAAGTCATACATCAATCCTCATCGGAGATTTAGCAAAGCTGATTTGTCAGAACGGTGTGCAGATAGGGCAGAAGCGGTTGTTTGAGTGGTTGCGAGAGAATAACTTCCTTATTAAAAGCGGTACTTCTAGGAACATGCCAAAACAGAGATATGTGGAGCAGGGATTGTTCGAGGTTAAGGAAAGCAACATTCAGAATCCGGACGGTTCAGTAAGAATCACAAAGACAACGAAAGTTACCGGAAAAGGACAGGTTTACTTTGTAAACAAGTTTCTGAAAGGAGCATGGGAATGATATACCAGGTTATTAAATATGTCAGCTTTTTAATTGGAATGGTTACTTGTTGCTTCCTTGATTCATCTGATTCGGTTATCAACATTCCGACAGTGATTGCATTTGTATGCTTTGTAATAACACTGATCGCAGAGATAAAGATAACCATTGATTTATCAAGAGAGGAAACAAACCGAAGAATACGAGAAAGGAGAAAGCAGATTGAAAAATGCTCATGGTAAGCATGACTATTAGTGGCATCCGTTGTAGCGATTATGAAAGAAAAGCTTTAGTTGCACTGATGCAGGGTAAAGTTAAGAAGAAACAAGACGATAAAGAGGACTTTGAAAAGGTTCTTGACAGAGAAATGGAAAGGAGAAGCAATGGAGAACAGAATAACGTTGATCGGTGATGTTGTATCAGCACCAAGGGAAAGCCATAAATCAAACGGTAAGATTTTTTATAAATTTTTCATCGGAGTTGAAAGAAGAAGCAGTGTCGCAGATATTCTTCCGGTACTGTTCGACAAAGAAATAAGCGATACAGGAATCAGCGGAACGGTATGTGTCAATGGGAAGATAATTACCCGGCACGTAAAAACCGGGTCTGGAAAAGCCATTCTTATGTATGTTATGGCTGATACAATCACAAAGCCAGAGGATGATAGCCCTTTGAATGAAGTAAGCCTTGAGGGAATTATCGAGGAAAAGCAACTTAGAGAAACACCACTTGGTCGTAAAATCTGTGATGTGAAACTCAAAACTTTAAGAGAGAATGGGAAAGAGGATTTGATCACTTGCATTGCATGGGGAAAGGGCGCAGAATATACGGACTCACTTGCTTTAGGCGATGGGGTAAGCACATATGGCAGATTGCAGAGCCGGAGATATAAGAAAACGTGTAAAGATGGTCGCGTTGTGGAAAAAGTTACATATGAGTTATCAATAAAAGGAATCGTGGGGGTGTAATAATGCGAATGATTTTAAAATCGTTACATATTGAAAATTTCAAAGGGGTAAAGGATAAGACATACGAATTCGGAAAGACAACAAGGGTTTCCGGCATGAACCGGAGAGGAAAGACCACAATCGGGGCGGCATGGTACTGGCTGACATCTGATAAGAACTATGAGCTTGTCAGCAATCCAAACATTAGACCGGACAATGTAGAAGATTGTATTCCGACTGTTACTGCAAATGTCGATGTAGACGAAAAAGAAATCACTCTTTCCAAGATGCAGAAGCGAAAAGTTGGAAAACCGGATAAAAATGGAGTTTCGAAAGTTACTATCACAAATACATATGAGATCAATTCTGTGCCTAAGACAGAACGTGATTTTAAGGCATATCTGGAAGAATTAGGGTTTGAGTTTGATAAATTCCTCATTTGTTCGCACCCGAATGTGTTTACCAAGGATTTGTCGTTAAAGAAAAAACAGGATGAAATGCGCAAATATTTATTCACTATGGCAAGCGAAAAAACAGATTTAGAGATTGCACAAATGTATAAAGAAACTGCCGATGTTGCAAAACTACTTGAATCTTATAAATTCGAGGAAATTGAAGCCATGAATAACGCTTCCAAGAAGAAAGCAGTTGAACAGTTAGATGCGATTCCTAATCAGATTATCGGTCTGGAGAAAGCAAAAGTTGATGTAGATGTGGCAGAGCAGGAACTTGCCAAGGCTGATCTGACAAGAAGAATCGCTGAATGCGATAAGAAGATTGCCGGTGCCGATCATTCGCTTGACGAATTGCGCGATAAGGAAATGCGGTTACAACTTGATATATCCGGAATTACACAGACGATGAACCGCGAATTATCCAATCGTAGATACGAAATTGATGCTGATCTGTGCGGTTGCGAAGATGAATTAAAACATCTGGAGCAGACGATTTCTTTGAAAGAAAATCAGATTGTCGGTAATGAAAAGGCTATCACAGATGCGGATGCAGAACGGAAGAAAATTGGAGAAAAGTACAATGCAGAATATGCCAAGGCATTTGATGAAGCGCCTTACCTGTTTGACGAATCCAAGTGGGTATTTGATGAAAATAGCACTGTTTGTTCACTGTGCGGTCAGAAGTTGCCAGAAGATAAAATCGAGCAGTTAAAGGCTGATTTTGAAAGCCGGAAAGAAAAAGCCAAGGCGGATGCAGAAGAAAAACTGAAAGCAAAAAGATTTAAGTTTGACACTGACAAAAAGGTTGAACTGAATCGGTTGAATACTATTGGCACCGAGAAGAAAGAACTTATTACCGAACTTACAAAGAAAAATGCTGATCTGAATACAGAAATTGACGCTTTAAAGAAACAGGAACAGGATGCCATTGCAAAGAAAGAAGAACTTTCGAAGCAGTTATCCGAGATCCCGAGCGAAGCTGATTACACGCAGAATGAAGATTATGTGAAACTGAAAGCAGAGCGTGACAAGGTTCTCGCCGATATTGAAAAGCTGGAATCTGATGGTGCGGACAAGATTGTTACTGATTTGAAAGTCGAGAAAGCAGATCTGCAGAGCAAGCTTGATGAAGTAAATAAGATTATTGCACAGGCTGAAAACAATGTTCAAATTGATGACAAGATTGCAGATATGCAACATAAACAGAACGAGTATGGACAAGCAAAGGCAGATGCCGAGAGGATTCTTTATCAGCTCAAAGAAGTTTCAAAACGAAAGAATAAGTTACTTGTTGAAGAAATCAATCAGCATTTCGGTATTGTACGTTGGAAGTTGTTCGATTTCCAGAAAAACGGAGAATATAAGGAAGTTTGTATTCCTACGGTGCTTGATGAAGAAGCTGGCATTTACAAGGTGTTCGGTGACACGACTAACACTGGCAGGGAAATTGAAGCGAAGATTGATATTTGCAACAGTTTTCAGAAGTTCTTTAATATGTATGTTCCGATTTTCCTTGATGGTGCAGAAAGTATCAATGATGAATATGTACCGGCTGTTGATACACAGTTAATTCTTTTGAGCGTTTCCGAGGACAAGCAGTTGAAAGTGGAGGGTGTGTAGAATGTCAAGAGTAGGTACAAAGAACAACATCACACAGCCGGATGCACGGTGTATGTCATGCAAGCGTTGGAAGAGTGCAAGTAAAGGGTTCTGGGGAAGAGCCGGACATTGTTCTCTTCCGTATTGCGAGAAAGATATGAGAAATAAAGGAAAGAGAGGTCGTGTACATGGATGATATTGAAAAATTGAAGGCTGAAAACTCGGATTTGCGAACAAAGGTAGATGAACTTACGAGTAATAAATATTGCCTTGAAGGAGAACTTAGAAAAGCCACAGAAACCAACGAAAGACTTTTGCGTATTCTCGAAAATTTGTCAAATGGATATGTGAAAAAGGAGGGTTAATGATGCATTATATTAAAGCAAAATTTCCAAACAGCACCAGAAGTTATACATACCGCACCGAGGATTCCGTAAAAGCCGGTGACACGGTTGTAAATGCCAAGGGCGCAAAGCTGACGGTCACGGATGAAACCGTGGATATGAAGTGGGTAGAAACCTACGGTGCTGATAAGATGGCGGTTGTGAAGAAGTATGAGGAACCGGAGAAAAGGTACATTGTCGAGCGTGAGTTTGAACACGCAGGCTACAAATGTGTTGTGATATTTGGAAGTATCGGCTACAGATGCGGTTATGTTGGTATTCCAAAGAATCATCCGTTATACGGAAAATATTACGGCAATCATCTTGAAATCAAGAAATCTGATGTTGGAGACAGAGCGGTAAGTGGGATTTTCCCTTTGCTTGGTGCTTGCCTGGATGAAGATGAAAGAATCCGAATTGAAGTATATTTTCAGTGCCACGGTGGTATTACATACGCAGGCGGTGGAGAGCATTCAGATTATCCGATTGAAAGTGATTTGTGGTGGTTTGGATTCGATTGCGGTCATGCAGAAGATAGACCGGATTACGAGTATGCAATCAAGAAGTTCCCAAAACGCAGGGATGAACTTGAAAGAATTTTAGATATTCAAAATCAGTGTCATTATGACGGCGATGTTATTCGCACCGAAGAATACGTTGCAGATGAGTGCAAGAAGTTAGCAGGGCAGTTAAAAGAATTTGAAGAAAGCGAGGAATAGATATGATTAAATCAGATTTTGGAACAATAGAAGTAGACGGAAGAGAGCCGGTTATTATGACTGAATTTGAAACTCTTTTAGTAGTATTAAGGAGAGTTCTCGGAGAGGAGAAATACAACCTTGTTTTGCAGAGAGCAAGCGAAGATGAGCTGCCAAGGATGGTAAAGAAATATCAAGAAAAGGCGAAAAAGAACGCTTGGTAGAAGCTCTCAAAACTTTTTTTAGTGAAATGGAGGATAAATAATTATGGCAGAAACAAAGAAACAGGAAGTTGCAGTTAAGCAGGAAATGAATACAAGACTTTCATTTTATGCAAATCAGTATACCGGACTTATGGAGCGTGATTTCGCAGAACATGGTCTTGCCTTTGATGATTATTCCAAACAGTGCGTTATGGCATCTATGAGTGCCATTTACAACCTTGTTACATCGAATAAGGCGGCTATGGAAAATCTGAATGGTTCTAATTTGAGACAGGTTATCGGGCAGGTTTCCAGCCTTAAACTTAATGCAAATGCCGTGCCAAGAGAGTGTTATTTCCAGTTGAGAAATAAGCAGGATGCCAATGGAAATTGGTATAAAGAGGTTGAAATGGGTATTGAGGGAGACGGAAACGATGCACTTCTCCGTAATTTCGGTGTTGGTGTTAAAAAGGTCTATCCGGTATGGCTTGTGAAAGAAGGGGATGAATTTACATATCCGAAGCACAGAGGTGTTGAAGTTACGCCGCCGGAGTGGGAAGAAAAAGGATTGTCGCAGAAAGTAATCCGTGTAGTTTATCCAGTCGAGATGGACGGTGGAAAGATTGAATACATGATTGCGGAACGTGAAGGCGTGAAAGGAAACCTTTTGGCTCATGTGCGCAACAATCTTTTGAATGAAACGTTTGGAATTTGCGAGAATAAGCGCAAGGCAACCGACAAGCAAAAGGCTGAAATTAAGGCTAAAAAGGACGAGATTATCAGTGCACTTCTCGGATGCAAGACATTGGAAGAAATGCTTGCTTGTGAAGTGGCAAGACCTTATATGAGCGCGGCGTGGAGAGAAACTTCCGAAGCTATGATTATTCGCAAGATGCGTAACAATGCAATCAAAAAGCATCCAAAAGACCTTAATGCTATTGCGAAACAGTCTCTTATGCAGATGGATGAAACTTATCAGCAGACGCAGGAGGAAATTGCGGAAAATGCCAATTCAGAGCCGTTTGTTGTAGCTGAATCCGAAGCTATTGAGACCGGGAGCGAAGTAGTTGAATCACAGCCGGAGAAAGTAGCCGGAGAAGTCGTTGAGAATGACGAGAACGTACCGGACTTTATGAAGGACTAGGAGGTTGCTATGAGAGTTATATCACAGGACGGAACGATTGATATACCATATGAACAGGTGATTATTCAGAGATTCGGGTCAAAAATTTACTTTATGAACAAAAACTTAACAGGTGTTGAGCCACTTACTTATGACATGCAAATTGCTGAATATTCCACCAAAGAAAAAGCAAAGAAAGCTATGGAAATGCTTAGAGATGCATATACAGGTATGCCTATCGCAATGCAGAATGTTGATGTTTCAGAAGATGTGGCAAGGGAATTTGAAAGATTAAAGAAATGCGGAATTATGGTGAAAACAGAAAGTCAGCCGTCAAAAATAGAATGCATTAGCAATGCTATCTTTCAGTTTCCTGCAGAGGAAGAATTGGAGTAGGGTATGGAAAAAGCGTTATTCGGACTAATAGCATATATTCCTTGGCTTGTTTGGGTGATTGGATTTCATATTTACAAGAAAATTCGGCGAGGGGAAGTTTGGGAAAGTGATGTATTCATCCCGGTTATGTGGATTCTTATGATATTCGGTCAGTTTTTATACCCGATTCTCCAGTATTTGTATTAAGAAAGCGAGGTGGTTTAAATGCTTATGCGTTGTTGCGGTTCATCATCAGCAGGCAACAGTTACGCTTTAATCAGCAGCAGTGGTGAGATTCTTGCCATTGAAGCGGGATGCAAATTTCTTGATTTTAAGAAAATGATTGATTGGAAAATAGCAAATGTTTCCGGATGCATTGTGAGCCACGAACACGGAGACCATGCACGATACATAAAAGATTTCATGAAATCCGGCATTCCGGTTTATACGGCATTTGAAACACAGACCGCACTTGAAACCATTACAGGAGAGCGTACAATAGCCATTCCACCGCGCAGAGTACGGCAAATCGGCAATTTTACGGTAACACCATTCAATGTACCGCATGATACAGAAATCGAGTGCTACGGCTATTTAATCGAGCATGAGGAAATGGGCAAGCTGTTATTCTTGACCGACTTGGAATATTGCAAGTATGACTTTTCCGGCATGAAGGTTGAGCATATCATGGTTGAAGCCAATTATAGCATGGACTTGGTAGACCGGAATGAGCCAAATTACGAACACAGATTAAGAGGTCATATGAGCCTTGATACGGCACTTAAATTTATTCAGACGAACGACAACCCAGCTTTACGGAATGTCGTTTTAATACACTTATCGGACACAAGCGGAGATCCCGCGTTATTCCTACAACGAACGAAAGAAACAATTGAATATGGAGCAAATGTTTATGTTGCAGAAAAAGGACTAGAGGTTGATATGAACCTTTGTCCGTTCTGAAAGGAGAAAAGATGAAAAAAAGGAACAAAGTGCAGAGTTATTAGTGATGATTATGGGTTTTTTAAACCGGGAGAAATCGTTGTTACATTAGAAACCGATGATGTGCCATATTGCGCAAAAGAGTCGGCATATTCTCCGAAAAAAAGCACTTAGCAGTTATAAATTAAGCGATTACAGTTCTTTAACAGAAAGTGAACTTGAAGTAATTGAAGAATAACTAGGTTGAAACACCGGCTGAAAAGCGAAAGAAACCATTCTAACGCATGGCGAATAATAGTTATCACAAGCTTATTGTAAGCCATTGATTACTTGGCGGCATATCCCCCTATATGCCGCCTACGGAAGAAAAAATTATGAGTGAAATTAGAATTTGTAAATATTGTTCAACAGAGTTTACTCCAATAAGGAGTACGCAAGTTTGTTGTTGCCGAAGATGCACAAGCAGGCTGAATCTCGCAAGGCATCAAGATTCATTGGGCAAAGAAGTTTTTAAAAAACAGTGCCCTAAGTGCGGAAAAACATTTATGACAGTTGGAAGCAAAAGAAATTTGTGTCCAGATTGCGATGCAGTAAAGCGTAAGGAGAAGAAGCTTAGCAACAATAAGAAAATCGACTTAATTAGCAAATTGGCCCGAGAATCCGGGATGAGTTACGGAAAGTTTGTGGCTCAAATGAGCATTAAACCATTGGAGAGGAAGTGATCGAGTGGACTATAAGAAGTTTAGACAGGCAAAAGCTATAGAGGAAAAGAATAAGCAAAAATGGCTTGCCTTGAATCCAAAGCTTGATGAGGATAGCGGAATCTATATCTTGATTAGACAGGACGAAAACGGATTCAAATACGCTTACATAGGACAAGCCAAGCATATTCTGACAAGACTTACGCAACACCTTACAGGGTACCAACATATAGATCTGTCATTGAAAAAGCATGGATTGTTCGACCCGAAAGAAAATCATTATGGTTGGCATGTGGAGTGTTGGAAATATCCTGTGGCAGAGTTGGACGAAAAGGAACAGTTCTGGATTAAGCATTATGCAGACAAAGGTTATCAACTTCGCAATAAAACAAGCGGTTCACAGGGCGAGGGAAAAGCTAAGATTGATGATTACCGCCCAGCAAAAGGCTATTATGACGGCATTAAACAGGGAAAAAAGAATCTTGCTAAGGAGCTGTCACATATCGCTGAAAAGCACCTTGAAATCCGTTTGAAGCCGGAGAAAGCCAATAATTCGGTGTCGCAGAAGCAGTATGAAAAATTTATGGATTTGCTTCATGGAGAGGGTGGTTCGAATGGCAGAGAATAAGCGATATTACTGGCTTAAGCTGATGGATGATTTTTTTGATAGTAAACGGATCAAGAAACTTCGAAAGATGGCCGGTGGCGATACATATACGATTATCTATCTCAAAATGCAGCTATTGTCTCTGAAAAAAGGTGGCTACCTTGAATACTCCGGTCTTGAAGATGAATTTTACAAAGAAATTGCTTTGGATATTGACGAGGACGAAATCAACGTTCAAGTTACGATTCAGTATCTTCTTTCCTGTGGATTGCTTGAAACATCTGATTCTATCGAGTACAAATTACCATTTGTGCAAGATAACCTAGGAAGTGAGACGGCAAGTACGCGCAGAAGTCGAAAATCTAGGGAAAATGCACAAAAAACGTTGCAATGCAACAGTGGCGCAAAAACGTGCAACAATTTGCAACAAAAATGCAATGTAGAGATAGAGAAAGATATAGATAAAGAGATAGATAAAGAGATAGATACAGATAAAGAAAATACAAAAGAAAGTTCTTCCTTGTTCGATTTTGAGGATGCATGGAAAAAGACTTTTGATATATACCCTAAGAAAACAGCGTATAACACCGCTAAAACAGTTTGGATGGATAAAGTGCTAGAAGTTATCGAACCGAACCAACCGGACGTTGCAAGGCTGATTTACGGAGCCACAGAAGCATATTTGAGCGACTACCAAGAAAAGCATCCGGATGATGCAGCTTTTCAGTTCATCCCAAAATACGCCGAATGGCTGAAAGATGATTGCGACTATTGGTTGCAGATTGCGGAGAAACGAGGTGGTTGCAGTTGACAGAAGCAGAGTTCGGAGTGATCGGGTGCATACTGATTGACAATGATGTGTTAAATAGTATCTGGCGGACGCTGAAACCGGAAATGTTTAGTTCAGATTTTGCGCAGGACACATACAAGGAAATGCTTGCCATGTATGACCGAAATGAAAGCATTGACCCAATGTCTTTATCAATGGCACTTGAGAATCACAAATACACGCAGGAACAGATTAGCGAATTGATGAAATCCTGTATTACCGGAACAATCACTTCAACCATGGTTAAAAGTTATGCCGATGCGGTTGCGAAAGAATACAAAGCAAGAACGGTTCGTGACATGTATCAGAAATCCAGTTTAAAACCATGCGACATTGATGATACAATCAGCGATCTTCTTACGAGACTTGAACATTTGCAAGAGGGAAAAGAAGTAAAGTTAAAACCAATTAAGCAGATTTCAGTTGAGAATAAAGACAAATATTTCAACGAAAGTGTTGGAGAGGGCGGTATAAAAATCGGGTTATCGCAACTTGATGATGCACTTGGAGACCTTGAACGCGGTGACGTAACAGTAATTGCTGCAAGACCGGCAGTTGGAAAATCCGCACTCACAACGCAGATTATTGGGAATATGTCAAAAAAAGGACTTAAAGTTGCGTATTTCAACTTGGAGATGAGTGATAAACAGGTGTATGAGCGATTTATTTCAAGGCTTGCGGAAATCGGCTTAACGAGAATCAGAAGGGCAAAAGCATTTCTTGGCGATGAACAGGAAAAATTTAACCAAGCGAATGAAGAAATGAGTGATTATCAATTATGGATTGCATCTGGGACCGTATCTCCGAGGGAAATAAAGTCAGAATGCAGGCACCAAAATTTTGATGTTATCGTTGTTGACTATCTGCAATTGCTTATGCCGGATAACAGATATTCCGGAAGAAATGAAGAAGTAGCATCAATTTCAAGAGGTTTAAAATCGGTTGCAAGAGACTTAAATACACATGTGATAGCACTTTCGCAGATAACAAGAGCTTCCGAAAGTAGAGACACAAAAGAGCCTACCATGGCAGAGTTGAGGGAATCCGGGGCAATCGAACAGGACGCGTCAAACATAATTATGCTGTGGAATCTGTCAGACAATGACAAGGGAGCCAAGGGTGTAAAAATCGAGAAGAACAGACAGGGAATGACAATGCGTGAAGCAATGGAGTTTGACGGAGATCACATGAAGTTTGTTGAAATCGAAAAACCATTCAATGATGTTGTTGCGGAGATAAAAAAGAAAGAACGCGGGGACGGATTCAAGCCATACAATGGCAATTGTCCGTTTTAGAGGTAGTGGTTATGGCAAGTGCAAAGATTGAAAAGGGTTCGGAAGAATGGATGTTTTTCATGGATTTTTGGAAATTTCACCAAGACTACTACAAGGCGGATAATTGCGATGATTGGTATGTTGAAATGATGGATGCAGGAGAAAAGCTCATTGTGAAATATTCCAAGACAGAATTTTCAGATTTTGCAAGAGGTTTGGTATTTGAACATTTTGCAGAGGTGGAGAGAAAGGCAAGAAATGAAGTATAGAACTAATTCAGAGAAAACGGCTGAGAGAAACAGAATAAGAAGGTCTGAAGAGATTAGAAGTTATTATGATTCAAAGCCGGAGAAACGCGATCCGAAAGCATATGAACGTTTTAAAGCCGAATCTACAAATTACGGTAGCGGAAAGTTATGCGAATACGGAGATAAGACAAAGGTGTGCGATCCGAGTTGCCGGTTCTGGAATACCTGCATCAAGGGCAAACATCGGATAGAAGGGAGTACGAAAAATGAGCAACGCACTTAGAAAAAAGAAAAAGCCGACATTCTTTACTAAGAAAGACACAATGATAATCGGTCGGAATGACTTTGAATCAAGGAATACAGAACGTGTAGTAATCAAATCATATAAGGATTATCAGGCTATTGGGTACATCATTCTGCATGACAAGTTTGGATTCGGTCAAAAACGCATGGCAAGGCTTGAACGGACGGTAAATGCATATTCCGAAGCTGCGGCAGAGGATAAAAACATGAACGGCGTAGCATTGGCGTATGTTCTGAAAGAAAAATACGAAGTGAATGTTACAGAAATTGTAAATAGCGTGCCGCAAAGCCAATTAATGAAGTTGTATGCATGGAAAGGACATTGCGTGGAACGTGAAGCATACAGGCTTTCCAGTGCATCGTTGTTTAACTATTTCGCACTGACACTTACGATTCTGAAAAAGGAATTTAAGATAACAGCGAAACAGTTGCAATATTTCACGGACAAATTCATCGACTACATTGATACGTTAGCTAATTACAAGCAGTTCCAGTTGACGGTGCCGATGATAGCACAGAGTTTGGCGGATGAGATTAAGTTTGTATGCGATTTGGAGGTTTAATATGACGAATAAAGAAAAATACGGAAATGAGATCATAGAACTTGCGGTAAACACAGGAAAGTTAGTATTAAAAAATGGAGAGCCTGCACTTTGCAGAGAAACTAAATGTGAAGAGTGTGATTTTTATGGGTTGGATTCGTGCAAAGGTAGTACGTATAATTTCCACGAATGGCTTAATTCGGAGTATGTTGAGCCACCTGTTGATTGGAGTAAGGTTGCGGTCGATACGCCGATTTTGGTGAGAGATCATGAAAATCGCGAATGGACTAGAAGACATTTTGCAAAAATCAAAAACGGAACGGTGCTTGCATGGCGCGGTGGGGCAACGTCTTGGAGCGAGGATAATGAAGAGACTATTCCGTGGAAATTCGCAAAGCTGGCAGAAAGTGAGGAATAGACATGGAGAGATTAACAATTGATGAGATAATCGAGCATTGCGACAGAAAAACAGGAATGTACGAAAAAGCTTGTGATGTTAAGTATCTTGAAACAGCAGTTATGGGTAATGGGATAAAAGAATATTGGGAGCATAAACAGGTTGCTGAATATTTAAGAAAGCTCAAAGATTATGAGGACTTAGGATATACACCCGAAGAACTGAAAGTGTGCTTCGTAGGCACTCCTGAGGTATTGTACGCTATTGACAACAACAGGGAAGAGGGCGAGAAAGTATACCCGATATATCCTGTTGATGGTAAACAGATAGAATATGACAAGAGCGGTATTTACTGGAATTGTCGAGATGACTACGGCGATTATGTAACTTTACCATTAAGTGGATTACATTATGATTATTTTGTTGACAGAGATGAAGCCGAAGCAAAACTGAAAGAATTGAGAGGTGGAGAAAATGAAAGTAGTAATTAATATACCTAACGATTTTACAGGAGACTATATCGTTGACAAATTCAAAGATTTCTTTTCAAGGGTTATTGCAGATATTGATTGCAAAGGTATGTGTGGTAGATACGAGAAAGAAATTGCTGAAATGCTTTTAAAAGCATTTGACGATAGTGAAGAAAAGATTTCTTGCAACTGCAATTCAAGAGATAATGAGCCTTGTTGCAGATGTGATAGCAAAGTTTCAGAAAATGATGATACAAAAAACAAAGTTACATCTCTGGAAATTATCGTAAGGATGATAGACAACAAGCCATATTACAAAATAAAGCACAAAAAAGTCGGCGAAGATTATTACCATGTAGGTTACAGTTCATTCAATATTGATAATGTATTGAAATGGCGTAATGAGTGTTTTGAGCTTGTTGATGTAAAAGCGACCAATGCCGACAGGATAAGGAATATGTCGGATGAAGAGTTGGCAAGTTGGTATGTAATTAAATGCGAAATTATGATGGGAATTAAATGCCAAAAACCGTACAAAACTTGCAAGGATTGTATTTTACAATGGCTTCAATCAGAAGCGGAATAGAGTGATAAAAATGAATAAAGTTAGATTTGAGTTTCATCTTGCAGTAATAAAATTTTATTTTTCGATAAGGAATTTATTATATGAAAGATGTTGCGAACACATTATTAAAGCTGAGAAAATTCTAGAGGAATTAGAAAGGAGAAAATATGGAAGATAGATACTTATTCAAGGCTAAGTTTGATGATTCCGACAGATGGGTTAAAGGGTAACTTATTGAAGTAAATGACACTTATTTGATTATTCCGAATCATGCAAGCAAAATATTAGCCGGTTGGTTTTCAACATCAAATATTATAGAAGTAAAGAAAGATACAATCTGCCGATGTACCGGCTTGAAAGATAAGAACGGCAAGTTGATTTGGGAGAATGATATTGTAAAAATAAATAATAGCAACGTGAATACGCTTATAACATTTAGAGATTTTGAAATTATATGTACAATTCCTAACGAAAAATATTATAAGCATAGGCTTGAATATGATACCGAATATGAAGTTATCGGCAACATATTTGACAATCCGGAGTTATTAGAAAGTGAGGAATAATATGACAGCGAGTTAAGCAATTAAAGAATTACATGGAATAAGACCGAGAGGTGGTATCATCCCGCAAAAGAGAGCCGAGGCTTTAGATGTGGCAATACAGGCACTTGAAAAAGTAGAACAGTACCGAGCAATC